CGGGCGCTCTATTCGGTATCTCTGACAGCTTGAGCGGCTCTTTGTCTTCTATCAATGACGTATCCGGACTTCCTATATTTGAAGTATTCAGCGATGATAAAGTAGTCATGGGTAAATTTGGAACAAACGCTCTTGTTGTAACTGGTTCTCAAACCGGAATTGGAAAAATTCCAGCAAACGGAACTTTGGACGTATCTGGAAGCGCTATAATTAGTGGAAGTTTATTTTTGACCGGTAATGAAACTATAACCGGCTCATTAAATGTTGTAACTTCAATTACATCTTCCGGACAATTTACTTCCATCTTAGCAAATAATACAGCAAATGGTGGGGGTCAAATTTATTTGAATGGAGTTAATGGAAATAGAATAGATTTCAACACCAATGGCGTTGCTGCTCCATCTTTTACAACAAGAAGTGCAGGAACAAGAATGGTATTCTACCCAGCAATAGGCGCAAGCTCCACAGACTATGCCATTGGTATTGAAGGAAACACATTTTGGCTTTCTGTTCCAGATACTTCCGGTAAAACATTTAAATGGTATGCTGGGACCACCCAGATGATGTCGCTGACCAACACAGGAACACTTAATATTACAGCCGGTGCTACGGCAGCTTCATTGACTTCATCAGCCGCAAATATCACATCAATCACAGGTTCTTCTGTCAGTTTATCTGGAGATGCAAATATTACAGGTTTGATAAGAGGTGGAACATATGTGTCGTCAAATGGCTCGTTTCCTAGAATGGATTTGTGGGGTGGTGACGCAAATCTTCCGGATGTTGGTTATGCTTCTAATACAGGCATTCGTTTTAATATATCAAACAACAGATTTGAACATCTCGTTGGTGGAATAATTGCTATGTATATGGGGCCGGGAGGTGTTACTGGTTCATTGTTAGGAACCGCATCCTTTGCTGTTAATGCTCAATCATATTCATCATCATTTAGCACAAGCACAACAGCTACAAGTGCATCATTCACCACAACAGTAAACGCATTAAGTGCTTCAGCGGGTGCTGGTCTAACCAATTTAATTTTGTCATCTGGTTCATTCTCAAACAGATTAATTGCTTTGTCGAGCTCCTTTAACAGCACACAAATAACAGCATCAATTATATCTGGGTCACAGATTACAGGCTCTCACTTTGGAACTTCTTCGTGGGCGGTGACTGCATCATACGCCTTAGCTTCAGTATCCACTCTTCCAGCAAACGTAGTATCAGCATCCCAACAGTTGACAAATGGACAGGGAACTGCGTTTACAATAACTTCAAACGTTACACACGGACAAATTACTTCGTCGTTTATAACAGGTTCACAAATAACGGGAGCCTTAAGCGACAATGCTGGAGCAATACGTGCTATTCCTCAAAATTCCCAAACAGCAAATTATACTCTTGTAATTGGTGATGCTGGTAAGCACATTTCAATAACAACCGGAAGCGTGACGGTTCCTGCTTCGGTGTTTAACCCTGGAGATGTATTTTCTATATTCAACAACTCTACCGCGAGTTTGACGATTATCCAGGGAAGTAGCGTTGTAATGAGAACAACGGGAACAAGTGCAACTGGAAGCGTAAGTGTTCCTATGTATGGTGTAGCTACAGCATTGTGTGTAGCAGCTAACACATTCACGGTTGTAAATACAATTGATACATCAATACTTCTTCAAAATATTCAAAGTGCTGCTTACACGTTGGTTTTGAGTGATGCTGGAAAACACATTCTTCATCCTAGTGCGGATACAACGGCTAGAGTATTCACTATACCGGCGAATAGTTCTGTCCCATATCCTATAGGAACTGTAATAACTTTTGTTAATCAAAGTGGAGCTGGAGTCTTGACAATTTCAATAACTACTGACACTATGCGGCTCGCAAGCTCAGGAACCACAGGAAACAGAACATTAACACAAAATGGTATAGCCACCGCAATAAAGCTCACTGCTACTGAGTGGCTAATATCTGGAACAGGTCTAACATAATATGCCCGCAGTCCAACAAGCAATGATGGGTATGAATCAAATCTTACCAACGGATTATTCTGGATTAGTAGGTTGGTATAACTATGGAAGCTACAATAGCGGCACCGGTGTTTGGACTGATAAAAGCGGAAATGGAAATCACGCACAAGCATCCGTTTCAGTATCTCAAGTCAGCGTAAGTGGTAATGGTTCTACGAAATCATTTAATGCTTTAAGATGTGATTACAATGGTGGAAGCTATGGAAAAATAGTATGGCCAGCCGGCATTGTTCCACCTACTTACACGCTATTTCATGTGTGCCGTTACACTGGCACATCCAACAATAGAATCATACAGGGTCAACTCCAAAATTGGCTCAGTGGCTTTTGGAGCAATGACCTCAGTAATTTTTATCACAATGGTTGGATAAGTTCGGTGGGAGGACACGGCACCAACAACAATTGGAGATACACCACCGACCAGAACAACTTGGGTCGCCAAAATGGAACCACATATGGCACGTCTGGGGCTGGAGCTCCCAGTTACGACGACATTTGCATCAATGATTGGGGCGGAGATTATACCGAAGCATCTGAATGTGATGTTTCAGAAGTAATAGTGTATAATAGGAATTTGAGCAGCACAGAATATTTGAAGGTTGAAGAATACCTTCGAAACATTTACGGACTATCATAATATGGGTATTCATCAAATGATGTTGCGTTCGTTTTCGTTGATTGTTTCTCCGCCAACACCAACGCCTACGCCTACGCCAACTCCTACACCTACGCCAACTCCTACACCTACGCCGACGCCGACGCTGACACCAACACCAGAGCCTCCAACCCCGACACCTACGCCGACGCCGACACCTACGCCGGTTCCTGACCCATTGGTCGTCAATACAGATACGGATGATATATTCATTGTGTGTTATTCTGGAGGAACATTCTGTATGGATACATCGGATTTGATTACAGCAACTGGTTCAGGTGGAACTGGTGGATATTCTTATTCGTGGACAGGACCGTGTGATAGCCCAACATCAAATGCAACTACGTTTACTGCTGGAATTGTTTGTGGAGACAATTCGACCGATACGATTACTGTGACAGTGACGGATTCTTCAATGGCTACAGCCAATCACAATCTTACTATTCATTACATCGACAACTATGTTGGAATTTGCGTATAATTTATGCCGACCACAAAAGAAATGTTTTTTAATTTAACTGGCACCGCAGCTGATGCTTATAAAATGTTGATTGATAGAGGAATTCTATTGACCGACGAAGAAACCATGTATAAGAGAATAGACATTTGTGTTGCATGTCCCCATTACATAACACAAAACGTAGTTCAAAATAAATGTGAAATTTGTGGATGTGGTATGAAAATGAAAGTTAGAGTTGCTGCTGCTTCATGTCCGATAAAAAAATGGGATAAGTGGACTCCTCCAACTTCACCAACAACGTCTTCGTTGTTATAATTAATCTGTTTGGCGTTGTTTTGTAATTATAAATCCTATATATACGGAAAGAGATAACACTTATTATGGAAAATACACAACCTGTCAAGTTTGACGAAGCTGAAATGAAAGAAATCGCCTCTATCAGGGATTCCTATACCGAAGCTTCTACTGTTTTTGGTAATTTATACATTCAACGTTTGCAGTTGGATGAGACTGAGAAAAGTTTGAAAGAAGCTTATTTCTCTCTACAAAAAAGAGAAAAAGACTTCTTGGATAAAATCGTAGCAAAATATGGAGAAGGAACACTTGACCCAAAAACAGGTGTTTTTACTCCTAATCAAAAATAAGGAAACAATATGAATATCGTAGCAATTATCGTCGTTTTAGTCTTGATTGCTGGAGCAGTTTATTACTTCAAGAACAAGTCAAATCCACCATCTGGTGGAAGTGGTTCTTCTGGTGGAAGCGGCTCTGGTTCAGGCAACACAAATTTGAACTAAAATAAATTCAATTTGAGACTACGGGGGGACGATTTTAGTCCCCCCCTATTTTTTTGATATTTTTGGTGTTTTGAAAAAATAACCCATATTTATAGATAGACTTTTTATTTCTGACACTCAACAGGAGAAGACAACACTATGGCATTAGAACAAAATGGAAAATACTCACCAAGCGAAAACATCGTTTCAGCAGGTGTGTTCACGAGAGAAATCGACCAATCATTTCTTGCTCAAGGAATTGAGCAAATCGGCGGAGTCGTCGTCGCTCCCTTCCCAAAGGGCCCTGGTTTCTCCCCAACCGTAATTCGCAGCGAAGCTGACCTTACATCTATCTTCGGAAATCCAGACGGAAAACTTTATGGACCATACACCGCTCAACAATACATTCGCCAACAAGGTGAAGTAACCGTTGTTCGCGTTGGTGGTCTTGCTGGTTACACACAAGAAGCCGCTCTTGTTCTAACCGCTGTCCCAGGTCAATACACACGTTATTCTGAAAGTGGTTCATTCACTGGTAAGTCTGTTGGCACAGTTGTCAGCCAATCATCCGGTGCATCGTTCATCATTTCTGGAACACTAAGTGCTACATTCTCCACCGGCTTGTATGCTGGAAGCACAATCGTTGTCGGAACGTTCCGTGCAAACGTAAGCGCAAGTAACTACACCGGTTCAAACTTTGTATCTGGTCTTGTCACATCCGCTGTTCTAACAGGTTCTTCTCTACCACACGTTTCGTCCGATAACTTGGTTGTAAGTGGTTCTGTCACCATCACCGCTGTTTCGGCATGTGCAAGTGAAGCAAATTGGACAGGTAACATCACCGGTCTATACGGTAATTTCAACACCGCATCCTGGACACCAGCCGCAATTTCTTCGGAAGACGCATGTGGTAACTTGACCGCTTCCTTGGGAAGCCGTGATGAAGTGGTTCTCGCTGTTCTAGCAAATACCGCTTATGATACCGGCCAACTTCTTGACGGTTTCTCTGGTTCAGTATTACTACCAAAGACAGCAAGCTTGGTTGGTTCTGATTATCGCTTGATTCTAAACACCAAGAGTTCAACCAATGTTACATCAAGTTATGGAACATACGATTTCTCTATCAATGACGACAGTTCTGCATACATTGCAAACGTGTTCGGTAAGGATGCACAAGCAGGTTATGTTCCAGTTCCAGCAGGCGCTAAGATTAACGCCGCTTACTTGGCATCTCTATTCGATGATAAGCTAAACGCTGTTATGACTCAAATGTTGGCATCCGGTAGCTGGAAACTTCAAGTTTCTACACGTAATGCCATGACATTCTCTGATGGAATCACTCCTGATGTTGGAACATCTCAATTCGATTTGACCAACGCTTCTACACCTTGGATTAATTCCCAAGCAGTAGCAAATTGGGCAGGCTCGACAGGCGGAACTGGTTCGTTCCACTACAATTTATTCAAGGTTCACACTTTGAGTGATGGAACGGATATGAACACAACCTACAAGATTGAAATCGCAAACGTAAAGTCTGCTGGAGCAATCCCTGGTTCTGACTATGGTTCATTCTCTCTAATCGTTCGTGATTTCAATGACACAGATAAGCGTCCAAACATTCTTGAGAAGTTTGACAATCTTGACTTGAATCCTGATTCTGCAAACTTTGTTGGTCGCCGCATCGGTGATACATACAACTACATCGATTATAACGGTAAGATTCTAAGCTTCGGAAGCTACAATAACAAGAGCAAGTTGATTCGTATCGAAACCGCTACGGCTCCTTGGCCAGTAGATTCGATTCCATTCGGATTCTCACCATACGCTTCGCCAATCGGTGGAGATTATGCTCGCCGTGGTATCCTACCAGCAATGTCATACAGCAAAGCATCCACTTACCTCCTACAACCAGGTCGTTGGACTTCCGGTGTATTGTTCTCCCCAGCTCCTTCGGACGCTGACGCAGCTCTATCCGCTCTATATCCATCCGGTTCATCCGTTGGTTCTGAACGTGACAACAAGCAATACTTCGCTCCAATTCCATTGGGTGCAAGTGCTGCAAGTAACGTTGCATTCGACCTTGAATCAACCTGTGGAGTTACCCCATTGTATGTTCCTTCTTCTGAAGTAACAAATGTCAAAAAGCGCCGTTTCGTCCTTGGTTTCCAAGGTGGATTCAGTGGCCAAAGCCCATCTGTTCCTGTTCTTGTTGGTGATGATATTCTTCCAACAAATCAACAAGGTCTTGACTGTTCGACCAATGTAAGCATCGGTTCTTATGGATACAAGCACGCAATTGCTGCTCTATCCAACGCTGATGAATATGACTTCAATCTAATCACCACACCTGGTATCAATTACCAAGACCACCCATACGTAACCAACCTAACGGTTGAGATGTGTGAAAACCGCGGTGATGCGTTCTACATCATGGACATTGCACCAAATCAATTGGCAGGAGCATCTTCGATTCAGAATGTGGTTGACTTGGCAGGACAATTCGACACGAACTACGCTGCAACTTACTATCCTTGGATTAAGATTGTGGACACCGATTCCAACAAGATTATCTCGGCTCCTCCTTCCGTCGCAATGATGGCAGTGTTCGCCGCAAACGATAAGGTTGCTGCAGAATGGTTCGCTCCAGCCGGTCTATCCCGTGGTGGAATTCCAGCCGCTGTCCAAGTAAATGACCGTCTATCACACGCTGACCGTGACGTTCTATACGAAGGAAAGGTTAACCCAATCGCAGCATTCCCAGGCCAAGGTATCGTAGCATGGGGTAACAAAACCCTACAACGCAACCCATCCGCCCTCGACCGCATCAACGTTCGTCGTTTGATGATTGCATTGAAGAAGTATATCGCTTCATCCTCACGCTTCTTGGTATTCGAACAAAACGTTTCCGCAACACGTAACCGTTTCTTGAGTATCGTAAATCCTTACTTGGAAAGCGTTCAACAACGTAGTGGTATTTACGCCTTCAAGGTTGTAATGGATGATTCGAACAACACAAGCGATATGGTTGACCGTGGAATCCTATACGGACAAATCTACATCAAGCCATCCCGCACCGCTGAGTTCATCGTCTTGGACTTCAATGTTCTCCCAACCGGAGCAGTATTCCCTAACGCCTAAAACGTTATAACAATTAACCAAAAACACCCTGATATTACTCAGGGTGTTTTTGTTTACAACGATATTTATACTCAAATGAACGTATTACTACAAGACATATTAAAAGAAATAGAAAATCCGTCCAAGCCAGAAACAGAACAGAAGACCCAAATTTATATGGATTTGGATGGAGTTATGGTAGATTTGGAAGGCGGATTTAAGAAAATTACAGGTTACACTGTTAAAGATTTTAAGAACGCTCCTCAATTTAGAGGCGATGAAAAAGCTGCTAAAAGAAAGTTTTGGCAAACCATTCACGGAACCCCAAACTTTTGGGTAAACTTGGAACCAATGCCAGATGCTTTGGTTCTTTGGAACTACGTAAAGAGAAAATACACTGACCCTATGCCTGTTGTGTTGAGTGCTGGACAAGGTGCCGATGTTCAAAATGGAAAAACCAAGTGGGTTCATTCACATTTGGGAAATGATGTTACGGTTTACATTGCACCAGCCGGCTCCAAGAAGCCAGAATTTGTATTGAAGGATGCTAATACTCGCCACATTTTAATTGATGATACCATTAAGAACATTGAGCTTTGGAACAATCCTGAATTCAATAGATTTGGTATTCTTCACAAAAACGCTGCTGAATCCATACGTCTTCTTACCGAGTTGGATAAATGAAGTATCCTCTTTACAACGATGAGCTCTGTCCCGATTTATGGGACAAAGATGGCGAAAGCTGGAAGATGAAGGCTGACGTTAGAGAGGCGTTGTTGAAAATTGCGATGGATTTTGTAAACATCGATATGAAAGAGGAAATGAAAATCAAGATGACTCCTGTGGATATTATCTTGATTGGTTCTTCCACCAATTACAATTGGACTGAATTCTCTGACCTAGATTTGCACATATTGGTTGATTATGATGAACTCAAAGGTGTGGATAGTAAGCACGCCACAATTCTATTGACTGCCATCAAAATTAATTGGAACAAATACCACAACATTCAAATCAAGGGACATGATGTTGAAATTTATGTTCAAGGAACGGAGCAAGAGGCTGAATCTATTTCAATCTTCTCTGTTAAAGATGACAAGTGGCTTCAAGCTCCAGAAAAAGAACGTCCTAAATTTAACAAGAAGCTTATCAAGAAAAAACACACAAAGTTCAAAGAAGAAATTGATTCAGTATTGAGAAAGCCAGACGATGAAAAAATCAGAAAGATTCTCGGAAAGCTTTATACGTTCCGTCAATCAGGATTGGATAAGAAAGGTGAGTTCTCGGAAGAAAATCTAGTATTCAAAATTCTTCGTTCCCAAGGATACTTAGATAGACTCAAAGAGGTTGCAATTGAGGTTTACGACCAAGAAATGACTCTCAAAGAGCACACAGGCAACTTGAGTCTTAAAGCATTGGTAGATAAAAAGTTTCAATAACAAATTGGTTATTGACTTATTTTAGGTTTACTGTATTGTTATACAAATGCCTAAGTTTGACATTAAAAAGACCAAGGATTTGAAATTCGCTCGTTTTGGAGGATTGTCTTCGGTTAACCAAGAAGGTTATAGAAACAAAAACAGAGGATTTCACACTCCGCCTGCTTCAAGAGGATTTTATTCTTTCGTCTGGCCTATCTATGAAAAATTCCTCCTAGGAGGAAGTTGGACAGCATGGCCTTGGAAACTTGGCTCCAAATTCAAATATGTCAGAGACGAAAATGGTCAGTTGGTTACGGAACAACATCCACAATATGAAAAATTCAGTCAATCGACCAAAGTTTTTTCAGTCCCAACAAAAAATTGGAACAAAAATCAAGACTCCGTGATTGATTGGTTTGAAATGAATGATAAAACAGAAGAAGAAGTAAGAGCTTCTGATGAAGCCGCCAAATTGGATTGGGAAACAAATCACAAAGATGAGCCAAAATGGCTTCTAGCACAAATGCCAAAGCCAAAAATCTTCGTTCACAGAGGACCTCTATGGCACCATTTGGGAGAATACATAAAGCCTCACCAAATCATTGCCCAAAAAGGTAGTTGGTCAAAATCTTCAATCGAAGATTACAGATGTGCGTTGGAGAAAATCATGCACGAATGTCGCAGAAATGCAATGGGAGAATTTAGCGGAGGCTTTAAGGTAAAAGACCCAATGCTGTTTCTTCCTTCAGCCAAGAATCCATTCTACTTCAGCGGGAAAGACCACCTAGAAGTCTTTATAGAGAAGGTTTGACGTTACTTAGTGTCCCATTCACCAAGGCGACGAAATTCGCTCTCAATCAGAGCCCAATCCGTCTTACCTTCAAAACCAGCCTTGTCATCAAGGAGAATATTGAAGTAGAGCTTCTTACTAAAGTCACATAGCTCGGTGTTTGGACACTCTGGATTGACGTTTACATAACGAAACTCAATTCCATTGTCTTCCATCTTCTTCATTATAGCAGCGACGGAATCATCATGTGAAGAAGTCCAAAGAATTAAAACAATGTCCTTGCGATAAGAAAACTGGCGGAGAACGTCAACAGCCCCGGGAAAGAACTCAGCTCCAATGTTAAACTTATTGAATTTTCCTTCAATTACAACGTCATGAAGGTCAACGCAAATGTAAATTCTGTCCCAATTGCGGTTTTTCTTGTCTCTAAAAGTTCTTTCGATGTTGAATAGGTTCATGGTGTTCTTGTTTGTAAGATAACTATACTCGACCAGCTACCTATGTCAATTTTGTAAGTTGTTATACAGAATGATGTAGTAATCGTAATAAAAATGAGCTAACCGCTGTAAGTTTTACTTATCAAGCTTTCTTGGTGAAAGTAAAATTGGCATCGTAAGTCTCGTTGTAACCCGGTTTATCGTAAACCACTTTCCAACCAGCCTCTTCGTAAATAGCCTCAAAATTCAGCCAACCTTTGGCATAAACTTCACTCTGAAAGTAAGCCTTATCCAATGGGAGGTCATCATGCTCCAGTTTGGCGCACTTAATTTTAAATGCCCGGTCGATAACCTCTTGTTGTTTGAACCATGCAGAATTCCGACAAAATTTTTCTGCGACGAGTTCATTTACCGCTTGTAAAATTTCATTGGGATAAAGAAATTTTTCTTTTCTCCAACCTCACTTGGTTTGATAGGTTTGATTTTCATTTTTTGTTTGCCTCCATTAATTTGAGTGACGCTAAAAGTTGGTCAGCTTTAGATTGAAGCTCTCCATCGCTGATAGAAACTAGGTCATACAATTCGTTCAGCTTTCTTGGAAGTTGGCCGAGAACGTGGTTATATCCTTTTGAGGCCATTTCTGACCCTTTCAAAAGACCCTTTGGTTTTCTGCTCTCATACTTGGTGAGAAAAAGCTCATAAACGCATTCAACAACGTCTCCATTTAATTCGGAGATTTCTTTGGCCGATTTGCCAACGAATTCGGGTGAATAAGTGACAACCGAAACATATTCGTGTAATTTTCCGGTTTTTCTGACGCCATACCAAACATAAGGGATAACAGTTCCCAAATCGGTTTTTTGGTCAGCCTCAGTGAAACCGAGAGAGGTCAACAGGTCGATAAATTCATTTCTCATGACTCTTTTTATAATAGAGTCGGAAATATCAATGTCAATCTTTTAAACCAGCTGATGCAACTTGTTGTTGGTAATCAGTTTGTATAGTCTATCAAATAGTGCATCAATCATAGTGTTGTATAAATATTAATGGGTTTCTTAAAGCTTAGATAAAACTTGTTCAATTCTATCAATAATTGGGTCAGAAATGTCAAAATTAACGTCAATTTTTGGTTTACAATAACACGTAACCTGTTGAATATCAAATAGGTTATGAGATTGATTATAGTTGTTTAAAGCATTGACTATGTGAGGATAGCACTTCTTACAAGAGTGAGCCCTTATGGCTTGGATGCCGTCAACGCCGGTTATACACGAAACTGCCACTCTACAGTTGGTGTTTGGAGTCAACGTGTGTATCTCTTCAACAGCACGAAGCAGTTCCCACAGGGTAGGTGGGAAATAGAGGTTGTTTTGGTGAAGAACATCAACCAATGTGTGTTTTGAAATACGCATTGGACATATTATAGGATTGTCCACTCCAATCTTGTGCAATTCAGACACGCCTTTCGATAAATCGACAATAGATTCGTTGACGGTTAAGAAGGCTGGTTTGAACATTAAAAATACTTGGGGGATGTAGCCGAATTCTTTTAACAACTCAATTGATTTCAAAAAAGCCTTTTTGGTGCAAGTTGAATTGATTGCATACTCTCTAACCGTATCGTCCCATGATTGGAGCCCAATGGCCACCTGAACGATTTTGTCTCCCATTAGTTCTTTTGCACTTTGAAGCTTTTCTCTTGTGATAAATTGTGGAAGAGTTTCGACTATCAGATATTTGTAAGGAGATTGAGCCATCTTACGATATATGTAGCGTCTGAGGTCTTCTGAAATTTCTTTATCTGCGAAAAAATTTCCGTTATGATAGAGAGTTAAAACATCCAATCCCTCTGCGTTAACAAAAGCTCCATCAATTTGATTTTTTAGATTCTGCTCTGTCACTTCAACATCATCCGGAACAGATTCATCTGGCAAAGGACACATGGTGCAAGTCGATACACAACATCCATGCGCCGTCAGAACAACTCGTCGTCTTTTGAGAGCCCCCTTACCGTCAACAATAACATCTTCAAGAGTAGATTGTGGAACATCGACCGAATCGCCATAATCGTATTCGTTCTTTCGTAGGTTTCTGACCAGTCTGGTCAGGTGTGACTTTAGGTTAGATGAATTCATAGTGAATATTTTTGACCGATTCCTTATAAACGGATGATTCAATTATTTTGAGACACTTTAATTCGTTTTCTCTAAACTGAGAGTCAATGATTGAAACAACCGAATCGGAATAAATTGGAGCGTCGTCAAATTTATCCATCCACACCGGGTCGAATTGAAACAGCCCCAGGCGGCTCAATTGCCACGCCGCAGTTAGAAGACAGCATTTGTAGTGTGTATTTCCCGTTTCGCTATATTCACTCTTTAAGGCAATCTTCAATCCGTCATAATTCAAAAACGTTACTTTTCGAGTGCTTCTGTCAAATGACTCTACGGATAAATATTCCGGAGGAATTGCTTGAAGCAGCTTTTCAGCATTTTTCGTCAAAGAAGATTCATAGACTACCATTGAAATTTTTACACTGTGAGTCAATTCAAGAATCTTCACAAAATCTTCCAAACGAATGTCCCATTTTTCTGAATTGTAATCATCTAACATAATAGACAATGTATCTCCGTCTTTCACTATTTCCTTCATACGAAGAATGGAGCGGTGGTGAATTTCCGACAAACGCTCATCCGCATAAACGTGAGCAACTTCGATATTACGAGGCATAAGACCTCCCCAATAAATCCATGTGACAAGTTAATATTGGCGCCAAAGCGGTTTCTTCGGAAGAACCAACAGCTTTCATTAACTTGATAAATCCTCCAAACATATTCTTCAATTGAATATTTGGGGACACTTCTCTATAATATTCTACGTTGGCTCTGTAGATTTCATATGAAGCCACTCTCTCTTCATTTAATTTCGCTCGTGATGACAAACTGACGTATGGCAAACAATACGGAGCCTTGGCGATGGTTCCATCAAACAATCTTACAGTTAGACCAGATTGATAACTTCCAATGAGGAAATCTCTCATATCAACAACGTCGTATATCTTTTCACCAGTTTGGTTGAACAACAATATGACTTCCGTTATGTTTATACCTCTCTTACTTAAAAGTGATTTGATTCTTCGAATTGTTTCCCCTGTGGCAGAGTCGTCTTCCACCAAAACGTAATCTCCTTTTGGAATTCTCTTGATTTGGGTTAAGATGGATTCTTTAGAACGTGAAATCAATTTTTTGGAGCGCAGCTGGCCATCACAAACATCAAATAACCTTGTCAGCTCAATGTCGTGATTACCTTTAAAATGGACATCGAGGCTGATACATTTTCTTCCGTTGAGTTTCTTTCTGGCCTTTTCTATTTGTTCTGCGGCATCTTGAATTTCAACACATACATTTTCAGGAACACGTTCCTGAATTAATTTTTGTATTGTTTTTGTGAATCTATCCAAAGCTTCTGTCTTTGGAACTAAAAATTCCAAATCATTGCGAATGATATATTTTGACTTTTCTTGTATAGGCTTCTCTTTCACCAATTTTCGAATATCAGTAGATTGTTTATTTAGATGCTCTCCACCTTTAACGTAAACAACGTTTTGAAACTGTATGTCTTTATCAGATTCAAATGAATCTTTGGCGATTCCTCTTTCCACACAAACACCAATATTTTCTTCGGTGAGCATCATGCTGAAATAAGACTTATCTGAGCCATACACGTAAGCGATTGTTGTTTTGTAAGGAAGTTGTCCTTTGATTCTTTTTATTACCTTGGTAAAGAACTGGTCAACGTCATAATAAACGCTTGTCTTATCTATCATAAGCCAGTCAATATTCTCTACGATTTTCTCGCACGCAGAAATTCTATCTGCGTCGGATATGTATGAATCAATTGATTTTTCTTTTAAATAAACTCGATTGTCAGGTGACATGTAGCCGCCGATGACTTCTCGACCAGATTCTTCCAATTTTTTCTTGGCCAAAATCATCATTTCTACGTGACCTTCGTGAATCGGTGCAAACGCGCCCGTAGACAACAAAACAACTGGATAATCAGTTGTTGGTTGAGATAATTTATTTGTTGGTAAAACCAATTCGTTCATCGTAACTTTTCCAACAACTTCTTTAAAAATGGAGTCGGAGCTCCCCATTTACCGGGAACTTTGTTCGTAATTACGTCCAAATGAACCGCAGGCGACCCAGATAGATATTTGTGAAGATTATACTTGTGAAGGTTTTCGAGATTCGCAGAGTATTTTTCAAAATAATTTCTTCCTTCTTCATCCAACGTATCTAAAAACCTCAGTTGATTGGATTTATTATAAGATAGATAGGTCAAATAGAGTTCCACAAAATCATACGGAGCACCAAATACATCAACATCAATTCGACCATCATACATGTCTCCCGTTGGAGCAGTATTCAGAATAGCGTCTGGAATTTCCATTTTGGAAGAAATTTCATAGACTTCACTTTTATGTAAGTCTGAAATAAGCTGAACATCAACCATTCCATCGCTTGCCTTTCCAACATATCCGAGATAAGCTCCTTCGTCCTTGTTAGTGGTTCCACAAATTATGGATGGTGTTCCTTCTTGGGACAGTAGGCTAGCGATATAATAGAGGGTTGGAGTCCTTGTGTAAGGAACCAACTGTCCCTCGGCCCATTTTTCACCAACAATTCCGATGCCCGAATCAACTGATTTTTTGATGGATTCGACCGATTTTTTGACATTGATAATGATGGGGGCCAGACCAAATTTGGCACACACCAGTTTACCTCTATCCGTCGCGTCTTGTTGGCCGGTAACTCCTTTAGAAGATAAATCCGGTAAAAGAACCGGAACAATCTTTTTGATAGGACTGTTAGGCCACTTTGAAGCGCGGTGAACTATTCCAAGAACAGCCGCGGAGTCAATCCCTCCACTCACCGCGACAATACAGGCGGAGAGCTTGAAATGTCTCATGTATTCATTTAACAAGCTACATTTTCGGTCAAGATATTGAGTCGATTTGAAATGCCTGTCACTCCTCATGGAACACAGTTGGAGCCAAAGCATTTCTCCCAACTCAAGGTCGGAAAAGGAATTGTAAACTTTCATCGGTCAGGCCAAGGCTCGTAAGTAGCTTGATGAAATTCCTGAGCCGCCCTACGAATTGCGTCGTCGGAATAGGCTCGTTCATCATCACTCATGGGCTTATCGTCCCAGACGCGGGTGTTGCTACGGATAACTTCGTTGAATTTTTGTGCAGCAACCTTTCGCGTGTGAGAACGAAAGGCTCCAGCATCTTCTTCTGAACTTCTGCTCATTGGAATATAGGGGTTGTTTTAAAGCCGGTTGGCTTTGTTTCTGAATGTGAAGTGCTTTGTGTTAGACCACAGACCGAGCACGTTCTCTGCCAACGGTCTTCCGTTCTAGCCGAGACGTAGCATGGGCCTCTCCAATCAACTCCCATTGTTCCGGGCTCATCGCCTGGAATAGTGTAAGACGGATGGTAAATGTGATTCGCCACAATTTCACTCCATTTGTGTTGGCAACGGCTCTGCTCCTCTTTCAAGGAGCGGAGCTCGTCGTCTAACTTGTTAATTTTGAGTTGTGTGTTCACAGCTTTGCGTTTTCACGAATTTCAGAGAAATTCTGGTCGCGGAGAAGAAGTCCGTTTTCATAGACAACTTCGAGCTGGTCGATGAGGTCTTCGAGATTCAAGCTCGAAATGGTCTTATATTCCTCGCCAACTTTGACGAGGGCCAAGCGACCACGCTTAGAAGCCTTGCTCTTTTCCTTTGGGTTCTTGAAAATATCAACCCAAGCTCCATTCTGCTTCTGAGCGCAGCACTTGAAAGCGAAGCGCTGGGTGTCGCGGTTGACCTTCTGTAGAAGGCCGCCGCCCATACCAAAGACCATGTTCTCAGCCGACCAGCCGTTCACCATGAGCATCCCGAGGATACCACGGATTCCGTCAATGTCGATACCATCACCCCACAGAAGGCGAACCTTTGGGTTGAGAACACGATAGCCCTTGCTGTTCTTGGTGTAACCAAATTTCTTACCGAGAATATCGATGAGCTTGATGGTCACTTCCTCAGGGTCGCCCGAATCGGGACGAACAACGAATACACCATCGCGGGCCAGAATGGCTTCACGGTGAACCTCACCGAGATACTTACTAACATGGCGCTCGTCGTCATAACTGTCACAAACGACCGAGAGAATGCCCGTAGGATACTGTTCAAGCAGCTGGCCAATTACGTCACACTCACCATCAGGGCCACGAGCGGTCATGATGGAGTGTTCTGTAGCAGGAACGCTGTAAGCGAGTCCTTCCAAAGAAGCGTTGTAATAATTAACCGCGTCAATCATGGCCTGAATTGTGTCAGTTCCCATGAAATTTACCAAGTGAGCATTGCCACCGGCACCAGCCGATTCAACGCTCGACACGCCACGATAACCAAAGTCATGAAGCATGAAGTTGATGCCACCCGGATTGTCCGAGGTGCGGTCAAGATAATGCTTGAAAATTTTCTTGGTTTCACGGCTCAGAGTGGCAACCGTCGAAGGATACCAAACGTGGGTCAGAAGGTCTTCGAGGTGGCCGACAAGAAAGGCCGTCTTTGGGCCGCCCAAATTTTCAATGGTCATAAGAACATTGCTAACCGGAACAACGGAACCTTCACGAACTGCCTTGATGCGAACCGGCAGAACTCCACCGAATTCACTCAAGATATATTCCCAACCAGCGCGGTTGAAAATCTTGTCGTTGGCCATGTGAACTTTGGAAAGAAGAGCAGCCTCTTCAATTTTTTCGCGGGTCACGACATGGCCGACCAGATACTTCTTCAAGATACGCTGTAATCCGAAGAAAACAGTGGTATCGAAGCGAGCACCCTTGCGGGACTCAAAATAAGAGAGAATAATCTCAACCCCGTTCACCTGCATATTGTGGTGGCCGAGCTTGTAGCTATCCGTCATTAAACAAATGTTATATTCATTCATGGTATTATTGGTTTTCAGCTTATCATTAAACAACCGAAATTTTATAGTGCTTCTTTAGGTAGGCACCTAACAGCTTGAACAAAGGACGATGTTCAGGAACAATGTCCTCGATGGTCAGTTCATCCTCAAGATTGAACCAACGGACTTCTGCAATATCATCAGCAGCCTTAGCCGGGCCACTATGTTCGCTGGTGAGAGCGAGGTAAAGATGAGTGATGATTTTGTCAGTCTCATTACGATAGCGCCAGTCGTCAATTTTCTTGCTGCCAACGTATTCGATGGTAGTAGGATTGGCATTTACGCCAGTCTCCTCCTCAAGTTCACGGACAGCCGCATCTTCGTAGGAGTCGTCGGTAGGATTTACAAACCCACCAACGAAACGATAAAGGTCTTCGTCCGACTTACGAGCCAGAAGAATTTCCTTCTCTTCGACGTTTAGAACAGCAACGTCAACGGTGGCAATAGCCGCCGGATAACGCTGGTGCGTTCCCCAAATGACTCCCATACGAAAGTTTGGATTCGACTGGGGAGCCTTAGCAACGTCCTTACGGATTTCGGTGCCAGAAATGTAACGAGTCGATACAAGCTCCCGGGTCGGAAATCCGCCCTTGTAGTGAGGAATGAACGAGTCACGGCTTCCATAAAGGACAGCCTTTTCACCAGGAGAAAGAAGGTCACGGATGTTGGAATCCAACGCCTTCGACCATTCAATGTCAGAAGCCTGGTCTTTTACATATCCAATGGTCAGATTCGGATATTTGTCGTGGGGGAAAGCCTCAAGCAGCATCTGCTTGCGGGGCTGAAAATCGAGGGGATTATTAATCGTTCCCTTGACCGGCGATAGACCTAAGAAGATAAACACCTTCGGGTGGTCTTTTAAAACCGTCTCAATCAGTTCGATGTGAGCGGTGGTTGGGGTCGGCACCTGAAAACGGGCGACTACGACACCTACGTTGTAACTTTCTTTCTTGAGTTCCATAACTTTTAACTGGAGTTGATTGTTTTATAAGTGGTTCCATCAATAACGAACCTCTTACGACTATAACTATGACCGAAAATTTATCCCCGTCTGCAACCAGCGGTGAGGAATTTGAACCTGCTTGACTGCCACTTTCTTCTGATTGTAATAATCAGCAGAATTGAGCATTGCTTGGCTTTCCTTATTCTCACCTTGAAGGGGAATAACGAACATTGTCTCATTGGCGTCAGCACCAACGAGCAGCTTTGGCTCGACAGGCTTAATACAGCCGGTCAGAGAGAGAGAGAGAGAGGGCGATAACGCCCACGAGGATAACGAGGAATGAACGAGTCACTGTTTTCATAAAATTAGTTTTGAGTGTTAGAAGAAAGAGCCTTGCGAACGTCCGAATAGAACATCACAACGGCTAACGTGAGAATAGTCAGTCCCAGCCAAGGTGTGGCGACGACATGGTTTACGGCATTTTGCCCGACGAACGCAGCGTCTCCACCATTAACGGTAGCAACTGCGGCTTTGTTTTTTGCAAGAACCGCAACGGGCTCCGCAAGATAAGTGTTCAAGAATGACAAAATTGCCACAATGACCACGAACGATACGATTTTTAACTTCATATTGGTTTATATTGGACTTATTATGAAATAAGTCATTGTCTTTTGAATTACAATGTCGTAAGTCGTTTATATCGACAAACCTCAATCTATCTTTTCTTTTCGTTCGAGATGGCCGTCCACGTAAGTATAAAGCCAATAATGACCGTTTTCATAGTAAGTGTAAGAGGAAATCTTTACAAATCTGTCTTTGGCTTTGTCCATAACACTGACCGTTGTTCTTGAAAGTAAATAAGAACGTTCGTGTGATGCACATCCACCTAGAATTAAAACTAAACAAATCAGATAATATTTAAATTTCATAATTATCGTCTAGTTCCATCTTTAAAAGCACTTTTTGTGCTCTCCATCATTTTCAATAAATCGGTCAAAGGAATATTCCATTTTTTGTTAGAGTAAGCCTCAATAGCTCCAATCATATCAGCCAACTCACAAAGTTGGAGAATAGGACTTTCTTGTTCAATGGCATCTTCCAGCTCTTGAAACTCTTCACGTATTTTGGAAAATTCCCCAAGAGTTCCTTTCTGAATTGGTTTTTGGTGATAGCTCATATTAACGTTTGATTAATTCATCAATGACTTCGTAAATTTCTTTTTCAAATTCTTTACTCGAACAAGTATCGACTATTTTGATTTCCATAATTATTTACAGTAAGTTTCTATCTTCATGGGAGATTTGGGAATTCTGCGTTTCTTTTTTTGGCTAAAGCTCTTACTCTAGCGTATTCTTCACCGTAATAATCTTCGGTGCTTTGTTCTACAACTAATTTTACATTGGTGCCAGACAAAGAGCGGTAGAGTTGAATTCTACCGCTCGATGTATAAGAAACAAAGTATTTAGAATGAGATTTCATTGTTTAAAAACCAAGTTCTAGCAGCTTTGGTGATTTCTCCCTGAGCTTTCTTGAGGTCGATGCCAGACGCCTTGGCGGTATCTGCTTCTTCCTTTTCAATGTCGGTGGTAATCCACTTAATGAAATGGCCGAGAGAAGAGCGGTCGGTTTTATGACCAGCTTCACGAAGTTTGTCGATTCCTTGACGGCAGCGATTTTCGGTCACGGTCTTTTCCGCAAATTCTCTCTGAGAAGCGACAAGCTCCACATCAACTGCGGCCAGGGTGTTCACCTTGGTCGCAGAATGTAGCTCGCCCTTGACCTTGAAGTAAAATTCAGGGCTTTCCCAGCCGGGAGTGACACATTTCCAAACAATCCCCTCTCCAACACCTTCAGCTCCATGAGCTTTAGCGACAGGGCAGGATTGTTCAACCTTGATGGTCAGTTCCACAAGCTTGTTACGAGCAATTTCAGGTGTGTTAAAATCGATGGATAGAGTTTCGTTTTGATAATCGTAAATGTTGTAAATACTTTCCTTCGGAGAACGAACCTTGGCCACAGCAGCTTTGTCAAGCCACTGTCCACCAACTTGAACGCCGAAGACCACAAATCTCTTTGGGAGTTTTGCAATAGCGACGTTTGGTTGAATGTTTCCTCCACACCATTCACCAAAGATGACTACAATTGCACTGTTGAAACCGATTGCAGCTTCGTGAGTTAGAAAGTTGATAGCGTCAAGCTTATCATGAAAATGACGAGCGAATCCAGCGTTATCTTTCTCAACAGTAATGACGTTCTCACGACTTTGAAACCAAATTTCTCCGGTCTGTAAATCCTTACAGATAGCTGCGTTGGTTCCGTGAAGTTTCACCGTTCCCTCATAAGTGAGGGTCGGAAGCGTTTTGGTATGGTCGTAAATTGGGTCGCCGTTCGTATCAACGCCGGCGTGTCGAGCCGCACAAGTTACCTTGTGAATGGCATTACGGTATTGCTCAATGGATGGATATGGAATGTGTTTCATAGATACTTTCCTCAATCATCCTCATTTTTATCAAAATGTCAACTTCTTACTCACCCGAAAACTCTAAATAGCGTGATTAAATCATCTTACGTTTTCTATTTATTGTAGATAGAGGATTGACCTTATTATAGTTTTGGACTTTTTCTTAAACAATCGGCGGTTTTTTATCAAAGGACTATATTTATAGATAACAAATCTTCCAACAATCTAAGGAACAACCAACATGGCAGAACTACTCGACAACCAAGAAATCTTCTTTACCGCATGGGAACCAAAGGTGCAGAACCGTTTCATCATGTATATCGATGGAATTCCAGCATACATGATTAAGGCCGCAGGTCGTCCTTCATTGAACAACAATCCAATTACGCTTGACCATATCAATTTGAAGCGTAAAATCAAGGGTAAGTCTGAATGGCAAGACCTTGAAATCACACTTTATGACCCAGTTGTTCCTTCTGCTGCTCAAGCAGTTATGGAATGGGTTCGTTTGGCTCACGAATCAGTTACCGGACGCAATGGTTACGCAGACTTCTACAAGAAGGATGTTACAATCAACGTTCTCGGTCCTGTTGGTGACAAGGTTGAAGAGTGGACATTGAAGGGCGCGTTCCCAGCATCAGTCAATTTCAATTCTTTGGATTGGGCTACATCTGACGCTCTAATGACGAACGTTACATTGGCCTACGATTACGCTATTCTACAGTATTAAGATTTGTTCAAATCATCCCCTACGAGAGTCGGGGATTTTTTGTGCCCTTCCATATGTATGATTATGGACGAACGTGAGGCAAAACGATTGATAGAGAAATGGAGTGTAGTTTTAAATGCCACAAGTTCCTCTTCACCAAATTGTATTATTATAGAATCCCAAGAAAAAGAGTTGATTATTGAAGAAGTAGAGATTCCAAAAAAACTCATACCGTTAGCAAATAAATTGGCGAAAGCATTGGACAAAAGAAGACTTGACATTTTATAAAAGTTCGAACACCATCATTCTATGAAAACTAGCAACATACACACAGACCGTATCAACGCGGGCAACCCATCGGGAGGCTCTTTTAGCGTTTGGGGGAGTCTTTGAGGCTCGTGGTGTTCTTGTTGAAGTAATTTCAGGAGAAGGTGGAGACGATTCTAAGTTGTTCGCTGAACAACTTTTTACAGCCTATTTGGCTTACATGGATAGAAATGGTCTTGAGGCTGAATTGGAAGAAACTGGGCCGACCAAGTATAGTTTCGTGTGTGAAGATTTAAAGGCAGAATCTCTGTTTGAAGGAGAATCTGGATGTCACTGTGTTCAACGTATTCCAAAGAACGACAGAGGAGGGCGCAAACACACTTCTTATGTAGCTGTAGTTGTTACTAGACTTCACTCTCAAAATACAGACATGAAAGAAACTGACTTGGAAGAGTCGTTTCAGAGAGGACATGGTAATGGTGGACAACACCAAAACAAAACCTCTAGTGCTGTTCGATTAAAGCACAAGCCAAGTGGACTTGATGTATTCATAAATGGACGAAGCCAACAGAGCAATAGACGAATTGCTCGCATTTGTTTGGCCGGCAAATTGTCTGAACTTGTAAAGAATGGTAAAAGTCAATCGACCTTCGCCGGGGCTGGCCGAGGTGATAAAATAAGAACTTACAATTTAGCTGACCATAGAATTACCGACCACCAAACGGGAGCGAAGTGTCATATGCCGGATTCCATTATGAAATCGGGAAGGTTTGAATTACTCAAGTAATTTTTGTATTTATAGATTTCAACTTATATTTATAGGTGACATGAATAAGGCCTATCTAAGAAAATTGATTTGTGAAATTGTTGAGGAATCTCTTCCAAAAAGAGAGACGCTTCCACCAGACATTTTAGACCTTCTTGAAGATTTGAAACAGAAGATGTGGAAGCGAGGAATTCCTTCGGCACATCAAGAAGCAATCTTGGCAAGCTTATCTCATTCATTGTTGAAAGGTGGTTGGAAGAAATCACTACAACAAGAATGTGACCCATGTGGATGTGGCGACCCAACTGATAATCACGTAGATGAATTGGGTGGAATGGTTACTGGATTGAAAAATCAAGTTCATGAAAGAAAAACAGCTCCACTTGAATCCGAAGAAATTTTCTCTATTCATGGAATCGATGGGTTTGACATTAACGTTTTGACCGAATTTAGTATCTATCATGGAACTGGCGCGGCGGACGACCCAACGGAGGTCATTATCAATTCCATCGTATCACAAAATGATTTCATGGAAGCTGATTTGACCAATCCGACCGCAGAAGAAACTAAGGTCATTCAAGCAGTTAAATTGGGAGTAAAATTACTCAATCCATCGGTTAAAGAAGGAATTTTGGTTCCAACGGGCACGGACATGATTCTTCTCAACAAGAAAATGAGAAACTATCTACAAACCGATATTCACGCTCTCCAAGAATCTCTATACGAGAAATACGCTAGATACCATTAACATGAAAAAGCAGAATTCTTCCAATTCAAAAACATTTTGGATGATATTCTCTCTACTGTTAACCATCGGTATTTGTTTTGAGGCTCAGAAAATGGCCAAACTATCAGAAGAATCTTTGAGATATGAATATGATAATATTCAATTATCCTCTGATTTTAGTCGAGCATATGCTGATGTATTGTTTAAAAACTATCTTCTTACCGAAGAAATATTAAGATTGGACGCGGTGACAAAGAAACAAAGAAGACCCTTTTGATATGAAAGTAAGAACTCCAGATGATATATGTGTAGATTATCTCGAATTGTATAGGGATGACCAATATCAACAGTTGAGTGAATTGTTAAAAAAAGAGCCTCCGTCTATCATTGCGACTTTTTGTTACTATGTGGTCAAATACGAGGGTATCCATCACCTCGATTTCATACGCAAATTGATTCAGTAATTCAACGTATTGTAGTATTTTTCTATATTTATAGAAAACCTCTCAATCTATGGATTCTACGTCACGCGCCAAAAACAAAAATTTCTTGAAAGAAATTATCCTCGAATGTGTAAAAGAAGTATTTGCTGAGAGTATTAAGCCAGCAGATGAACAGGATATTCGTGGCGTATTGGGATTTCCATTTGATAAATACATTGTTCCGCTCAGCATCAAGGTTGATGACCACGACGCAGCAGGTAAGCAGAAGGCTGATTACACTTATAGTTGGAAATTAAGAATTCCTGTCGATGACCCAGAACTGTTATCAAATCTAACAGAAGACCAAGAAACATTTGAGGAAAAATTAATCGAAACAATCACAGAAAAACTTCGTTCGCCAGCATCTCTTCCCGGCGGACAGTTTACCACAGGATTTGCTGAGGTTGAGAAGAGAGAGACAATCCGTGGAGTAAAACTTTTATTGGTCAAAGTAGAAATGACCGTAGGATGGAACATATGAAAAAATCAGAACTAAAAGAAGTAATCAAGACTGTTTTGATTCGTAAATTGAATGAAGTGGCTGATGTTGTTGATATGAAAGGAAACAAGGTCAAGCCAGAACAATATGGTTTGGTTATTGATAAAAATTCAGACGACCCGATTGTTCAAGTTGTTGGCTACGGTAAGATGAAATATTCCAATTTGAAATCCGCTATCGAACAGACGGTGGATGTGGTTAAGAAGGAAATAAAGGCAAAGAATTACGACAACGCATTGCATTATACAGACCCAAAGGGTATATTGATTTTAATGATGAAGGCTGCACAAGAAATTGAGGGAGAACTTGCCGATGGAGTTAATGAGGTTATGGGCCAAAGTATTTCTCCTGATGCGGTTGCAGACGCTTTAAGTTCCAGCACACAAAACAATCCAGCAGACCAAAAGAAAGTGATGGATTTGGAAAAACAAAAAAATGATTTACAAAGCAAATTAGACATTACCAAAGGTCAAATGTCTAAGGCTTTGACACCATATCAAAGAAAGATAAAGCAAGATGAGGAAAAGCTCGGTAGAATTAACCAAGACCTACAAAGATTACAAAGAAAAACCCATGAATAAATCAGAATTGATAAAACTAATAAAAGAAGTCTTCGCTGAATGTGATACTTCTCACTCACCAGTGAAACAGGATGACGACACAATTCATGAAGCAAAAGGACTGTCTGGAATGAAAAAAGCTTCTGAAAAGCTCGACAATACTCAAATGGGAGCCACCGATAAAACCATCACTTCAACATCCGAACCAAAGGAAAAAGAAGAAGGAAAGAAACTTCCAGTTGTAAAGAAACCTGCTCAACCAAAATTGGTTAAAGAAATGGTTATGAACATTATTCGTGAAGTGGTTGACGAATATCGAACCAAAGGAGCATTGGGTTCAAAAAATCCAAATCGCACCGCAGCTGTCAAAGCTACCGGAAAGAATTATAAGGCAAAGGGAATGTCCGGCATGGGCCGCCCAAAATCAATCAATACATCGGGGCCAGCAGGACTCGAAATCTCCATGTCATTGAACGGAACACCTTGGCTTCTTGATTATGATTTTCTAAACAACCCTTGGCCATCAGCTAAAAGGTTCTTAGAAACTGACATTATGGCTGAGCTTCCAAATGAAGAGGCCTTGAAAGGAAAGATTAGCGATGAAGTTTATCAAGTAATTGAAAAAGCTAAAGAAGATGACTTGGATGGAAATCTAAATGATACCAACAACAAAATCACGTTGTATTACGATACACCTTCTCATCAACTTCGTGCAAAACGTGTAAGCGACAAAGATTCATTGAAGGAAGTTGGAGCAACCAAGAATGTAAATCAAGAAATTGAAAAATTACTGAAACAAGGAAAGAAAGTATTTTCCGCTGCTATTGGAAGAGTTGGTGAAGTTGATGCCGTTGAACAAAACAACGTTTACATCAAACTTAGAAGAGGCCGTAGAGGAGTCACAAGCTTTAACAGCGGTGACGCGGTGGTTATTAATCCAAGACCAGATGGAACTTATGTAATTGTTAATACCGGCGCAAGCGGAAAGTCCGGTTCTCAAACATTGGGACAAGCCGTAAAGGAAGATTCCTTTAATAACATGCCAGCTGGCTTGAAGTCTTTCAGCATAGCATTTAAGACAAAATTTACCTCAGCTAAAGTTAATAAGGAAAACACTCACAAGATTACATCGTTCATTGCAAAATCAAAGGAAACTCTTCCCGATGAAATCAATTCTTGGTTAGAAGCGTTTACGAAGAAGGCAAAGGTTCAAGACCCATCAATAACCTTTACTTTAATTCCAGGAACTCTACAGGTGTTCTCAGACCGTCCAGCCAAAACTGGAGAAGTAACGAGTAATCCATAATGTCCCCGAATCAGTTATAACAAATTAAGGGTCGATTAAACACCGACCCTTTTTTTATGCCTAAATTTCTCAAAAATCTTTTCTTTGTTTACTATATATACGAAACAACAGTTTATAAATTATGGAAATTCCTATTACAAAACCGGCTCAAACATTGGTAGCCTCCGACGCCCCTGTAAAGGCGTCGTTTCCAACAGAACAGATTGACCTTCCTTCGGACGGACATTTTTACTCAGAAGGTTCCCCATTATCATCTGGCCGCATTGAATTGAAGTATATGACGGCAAAGGAAGAAGATATTTTAACAAGTCAAAACTTGATTAAAAAGGGAGTTGTTCTCGATGAATTGTTGAAGGCATTGATTGTAAATCCATTAATCAAATTGGACGATATTCTTATTGGAGATAAGAACGCAATTTTTGTGGCAGCTCGTAGATTGGCTTATGGAAACAGCTATCCGGTCAAAATAAAATGTGAAGAGTGTGGAGAAGATAGTGAAGTTCAAATCGACCTATCCACCCTAACAAATAAAGAATTTGATTTCACTAAATATTCAAAGGGACAGAATCAGTTTGATTTCCAACTTCCTTTCTCCAAGAGAAACGTTGTTTATAAGCTTCTAACTCACCGTGATGAACAAGCAATTGATGCTGAATTAAAGGCAATTTCAAAAATCAATAAGGGACTTGGTTCTACACCTGAAATGACAACTCGTTTAAAATACATGTTGTTATCTGTCGATGGTAAGGATGATAGAGGCTTCATTAAGAAATTTGTTGATACTGAACTAACTTCAAGAGATTCTCTTGAGCTTCGTAATCACATCAAGGGAAATAACCCTGACATGGACATGACATTTGATTTCGTGTGTCCAAAGTGCGGTCACCCCGCAAGGATGGCAATGCCATTGGGTGTTGATTTCTTTTGGCCTTCAAAGTGATTATAGGATAGCGTTACACGAAGAGATATTCAATCTCTGTTATTATGGAAATGGTGGCTTTACACAATCAGAAGTGTATGCCTTGCCTGTTCATCAAAGAAGATTCTATTTGAGAAAACTGATGGCTGTTAAGGAGGGAGAGGCTAAGCAAAATGAAGCCGCTTCCAAACAGAACAGTAATTCTCCATCGATAGTTCGTGGACCCGGCAGAAAATAAGGCCTAAACGATATTTATATTTGCACCGATATAAATCGTATATATGGCTGATAAAAGCGACCAATTTGAACCACCAGACTTCTCAAGAATTCTATCCTCTCAGTTAAATGAGGCAGTTGGAGATGCGTTGGGCACGTTTTCTACCGATTTAGCCAAGAAAATTACCAACGTTGCTAAGAACTTCGGTGCCAAGCTTGGTGATTCAGCACGAACCGTTGAAGAGGATATTGCCAATCGTAGTCAATACCACGCAATGAGGTTTGCTGATTCTTTGTTCAAATGGATTAATAAGATTCCAGGTGGAGACATTTTATATTCTGCTTTGGGTATTGGCAGTATCAAAAAGCAAATGACCGACAATCTGCAACCTCATATTCAAAGATTTTTAAAGGGGGGCTCTACAAGCGTTCTCGAATTTGCTAAAATATCAACCAGAGTTTTGGGAGGAATTGGCAAAGTTGTAATGAATGTTTTAAAGAGTCCGATTTTTTGGATATCGACCGTCAAAAGATTTGTTGAAATGGCCGTCGAAAGATTTGTTGAGTTGGATGCTGCGGCAGGAGAATTCAGAAAAGTAACAGGATTGATAATTCCGCAGATGCAGTCAATTGCTTTTTCTGCTCGTAAAATAAATGTAGAACTGTCATCTTATGGAGTCACATTAAAGGACGCGTATGACTCAGCGGTTGCTCTCGTTACAGTATTTCAAACAGCACAATTGGTCACTACTTCAATGATGAGAAGTATAGCTCAAATGTCCAATAATTTGGGCACCGCGGTCGAAGATTCTGCTAGACTGTTTCAATTATTTACAGGTTTGTCAAAACAAACTGGAGCAGTGGTAGATAATTTGATTGGTTCAACAGTGGCCTTTGCTAATTTGGCTGGAGTTCCTGTTTCTCAAGTTTTTAAAGATATTGCTGGTGCTTCATCTGAAACTTTGATTTTCTTGGGTAAATCACCTATTCAGTTGATGAGAACTACTGTTGAGGCTCGTCGTTTGGGAACAACCATTGAATCCATGTCTAAATCAGCTAGAGGATTCTTGAACTTTCAAGATTCCATCAATTCTGAAATGGAAGCGTCTGCTTTGTTAGGTAAATCGGTCAATTTTCAATTGTCTCGTCAATTGGCGTTTGAAGGAGATATTGAAGGTTCAAGAAAAGCGGCGTTGAAACAGATAAAGGAAATTGGAGACTTTTCTAAGTTAAACGTATATCAACAAGAAGCACTGTCCAAAGCCTCTGGTATGGAGGTTGGCGAAATCATCAAGATGACAGCACAAGAAAAGATGTTGGCTGCGGTTCGAGCTTCTGGAAATAAAAAGGACATTGAAGCTCTAAATGCTTATGAGAAAGCAAATCAAAAGCTAAGAAAGGGAGATGGACAAGATTTAGCTACACAAGGTAAGAAATTGATAGCAGACAGAAACCGCCAGACCCAAATGGAAAATCTTGGAAATGCTTTGAAATCCATATGGACGAGTTTATCAGATGCTCTTGAACCAATTGTTGCTATTTTAATTCCGGTTATCATTTCTTTAGCAAAGGGAATGGCCGTTGTATTTCAAATTGTTGGAAAGATTATATCCGCCATCGTCCATCCTATTTATTCGATTAGAGATGGAATGAATGGAATTGAAGATTCGGCAGCCAGAGCTATATTGGTTTTATCACTATTTTCATCTCCTATTTCAGCGGCTGTAAAAGCTATTTCTCTTTTTGCTGGAAGAATTTCCGTAGTGGCTATGACTTCCAAATCATTGATGACAATAGTTGGTAAAATATTCACCGTTATAGATAAATTGCTGACACCTGTTAAAATGTTTGTGTCGTTGATTAAAAATCTATTCTCCGTATTTTCTACAGTTGCTGGTAAAATTTCTTTTATTGGAAAAATATTGGCTCCGATTTCCAAAGTGTTTGGATTTATATTTGGAACGGGATTAAAATTTGTAGGCATATTTGTAAAAGCAATTCCTATCATTGGATGGATTGTTACCGGAATCCAACTTATTTATTCTCTTTGGAAGAACTTTTCAGCCTTAATGGATTCCAGCGAATGGGCCAATGGAAGTATTGGAGATAAAATCGTTCTCGGACTACAAGCCGTTGGAGGAGCTTTATATGATGTTTTGGTCGCTCCATTTGTCGCTGTATGGAATTGGTTAAAATCCACATTCTTTGGTAATTCTCCATCTGAGTTGGGTCTTTCAATAGTCAAGGGTATTTCCTCTGTTGGTGATATGATTTTTGGCTTTATGACCTCTCCATTTACAAGAGCTTGGGAATTTGTAAAAAAACTACCATTGGTAGGAAAATTATTTGGAGCCGCTGGGGATGCTGCTTCTAAGATGGGCGGAGAAATCTCAGCCAAAGTTGAGGCAGCTACATCGACGGTTGTTGAAATAAAGAATCTCGATGAGTTGAAACAAGTCATTGACCAATTGACTGCAGCGGTAGTTAAGTTGGGTTCATCACCTACAGCTGTCATAAGCAAGTCTGGAAACAGCGGTAACGATGCACTTGCTGTTAAAGTGGATGAACTTATCAACCTTCTAAAGAATGGAGCAATTGGAGTTTATTTGGATGGCCGTTTGGTATCAAAAACACTGGCAAATTCTTAATCTTTTGTATATATGATTCCTACATCAAATTCTCAAATAAATGGATTGGTTCCTATTCGTCGTATGACGGTAGAAGACAACATTTCTTTGGACAAGAGATTCAACGAAGCTTCAAAAACTCTTTATTCGAAGTTCTCTCCTTACGATTCATCGAAGGGCGGACCTTCTCTTGGTTCAAAACAGCCGTATGTTTGGACGGGCTTAAATGACTCCAATTTCAAGAAGTATATTAAGCAGTATGATAATACTACTTTTCCAGAAGGTTCGACGGTCCATGATGCCATTCGTATCACCAAATTTATGGGAAGTGGAACGGGAATTATTTTCTCAGGAATTCAATTTTCTTTACAAGGCCAAAACGCTTTCAATGAAACTCGCGTATGGAATCCTCTCAGCATCTTAAAATCTACAGTTCGTAAAGGTTTGTTTGGTTTGGCTGATAGGCCAACTCGACATATAGAATCGTCCGGCGGAGGTTTGTTTAGCACAATTCTTGATGGATTCTTGAGCACCGTTGGTATTCAAAGTAAGGCAATTCTCACAAAATCAGCTCCAAGTGGAACGGCGACAAAGGGATTGGAAGCTCTTTCAATCGAAGCAAAAAGCGGAGGCGGATGGGCGGCTAAGGGTTTGACAAGATACGAAACTTCCGTAAGCGGTCGTGAAAGATTTGTTCAAAAGTTTCCTTCAAATGGAACCAACAAAAGCGGTCAAAAAACCGTATCCAGTTTTCTCGGAGCAATTGGAAAGTCTATTATTTCTAAGGTGGCTGGTGGACTGTTGAACACCAAAGGAAATACAGCTGATTGGGAATACAAAGTAGAATATTCCAATACGGCTGATGTTTATGAAGGATTCAGGCTCGACCGTGGCGGATTGATGAAGTATAAGGTCAAGGGAGCCGAATATACAGTAATCGAAATTCACAAGTATGCTCCTGCAATTGACAAGACTACATGGTATTTTGGTCCGGATAGATTTGCTGGTGATGTTTCTTCTCAACTAGAAGAAATGACAGCAAAGCTCCAATCGGAGTCATTTGACGTAACAGTAAATGTTGATGGTAAAAAATTGGGCCTCCCACCACAACAAGGTGGATTGGTCACAAAGACTGCGACAGATAAAATCCTGGGAGATACAACTTTAAACAGAATCAATAATGCGGTTATTACTTGGAATCTGTTAAATGAATCATACACAAAAATTGATAAAAAGTTTTATACAAACGGATATAAGACGTATAGACAGTTGAGAGACTCACTACCATTTGAATACGAAAACAGTCTTGATAAAAATCAAAAACTCCAAAGTAGCAAGGGAAAGAAATTTGGTGGAGCAAATCAAGCCGATGAATATAACAAGTTAAAGCCAATTCGTTCTGAGGGTGTTCCTGATGAATTGAAGGACGAAGCACATGTTGGTTCTAGGGATTCAATCTATTTTTACTTCTTTGATTTGGTCAATAGTGTTTACATACCATTTAGGGCAACCATAACCGGCCTCAACGAAAACACAAGCGTCGATTGGGAAGACTTTCAATACATTGGTAGGTCGGATAAACTCTACATGTATAAAGGGTTCACCCGTGAAATCAACTTTGCCTTCACGGTTTATGCCAATAGCGTATCGGAGCTGGAGCCGATGTGGAGCCGCATTAATTATCTTTCAGGATTAACTCGCCCAGCAAAATATACAAACGACAATGTTAAAGACGGAATGGGACAGTTCATGTATCCTCCACTTGTTACATTTAGAATTGGCGATTTATTCGTAGACCAACCAGCCGTTATCAGAAGTTTTGGTATGACTGTTCCTGATGATGCTCCGTGGGAGCTGTCGAACAGTGGAATGGTTTATAGTTACAACAACGGAAAAATAACAGCTAAGTCTGGAACAAACGTCGCACAACTTCCAATGAAAGTCGATTTGACTCTATCTATGGCTTTGTTAGAAAAAGAACGTTCACAAACACAAGGATTGAGATATTTTGATAGAAACATGAAAGGCTTTGGAAACGGAGCTCCAGAGCCATCTGCCAATGAAAAAGATAAACCTCGAAGAGAAGCCGAATACGCTGCTTTGAAGAATTCATTTGCCTCACCCACACCAGTAACCGCTACACCAACGGGATTATCTAATATTGACTTTTCTTCAAATAAAGATGAGATTGCAGCTACAAATGCTTCTTTACTAGATTCATTTGCTCCAAGAGGATAATTTATGAATCGCTATCAATCAAATCCAATCAATAATCGTTTCGATGGTAAGAGAGTTATGACCACAACAACATATCCTCCAATACCAATTTCAAGCACCGACATTTATATCATTGCTAACGCGGGCGATTATCTCGATTCATTGGCATTGAAATATTATTCAGACACTTCATATTGGTGGATAATCGCTCAGGCAAATGGATTGAAAGCAACTTTAAAAGCTCCAGTTGGTATGCAATTGAGAATCCCTCTCGACGTTCAATCCATTCTTTCCCGATTTAATTCAATAAACAGCGTATAAAATGGCTGACGCATTAAAGTTTACACCTTGGGGATTGAAGCCAGTCTCTCCTTACATTGAGAAGGAGTTAAAGACTAGAGCGGCATCTTACGGTATGTCAATTCCTCCTGGCGGAGAATATGATTCCTCCAAAGCAAACGGACCAAAAACAGCTTGGATTCGTGTGTGTTCAAATGCCGTTGTTCCAAAGGATAGAAGCAAGATGTTTTCTACCAACAGAACAAGCAATGTTGATTGTTTTCAGGGATTTGTTTTGGATGTCGTCGATGGATTTAAAGACACATACGGACTTGGAGATGGCAAAGAAACCATTCTCGGAAGAACTCCCGATGGTAAGGGGAAACACGTTCTGTATAATGGTGAGGGTTCTACATTCCCTCACAGACCAAGTCCGGGTGTAACATCTATAGAAGGTGAATTTTACGGTGCTGGCGCGGGATTCAATGGACTTTGTAGAAAAGTAACTATTCATTGGAGAGCAAACTCTCTCGACCAATTGAATTATCTTTTACCATATTTCTTGAGTCCACAAGTGTCTGTCGTAATTGAATGGGGTTGGAACCATTATAATGAGCCCGGCTCACTCATTGATTTAACAGATTTGGGCGTTTGTGCTGATTCGGAAAAGGGTATTGAGGGTAGCGGTCTAAGAGGATTGTTTACCAACAGTCAGTTAATCTATAAAAGAATCGAAAAATCTCAAGGAAATTACGATTGTCACATTGGTAAAATATTTGATTATTCAATCACGTTGAATTCTCAGGGTGGGTTTGATTGCACGACCGTTGTTGTTAATGCTGCCTTTTTGGCCGAAGGAATGTCTACGTTAAACCAAACTATCAAATCTTCATCTACTGGAAAATTGTTAATGAATTTTAATGAGTTCATTGGAAAAGAATTCAACAACATTGGAAGAGCGTCAAAGAACATCACTGACCCTGAATTAAAAGCCATCTTGAGTCATCCTGAAATGGTGTTTTCGACTCGCCCTTATATTAAAAAGGGTGATGATGTTGAAGATGGAACTTGGATTCGCATGGAACTCTTGGTAATGATTTTGAACAAATATTTTTCAATAACTTTACCATCCGAAGGAGATTCAAAAACTAAGATATTGGAACTCGACATTAAAGATGTTAAAATTTGTGCTCACCCATTTTTAAAATCCACCGATAGAGCTGTATTGGTTCCAAACGTGTTTGCTCCAAAGATATTTTCATTTGGAACTCAAGACCAAGCGACGAACAAGGGAACCACGATAGGAGAAGTTAAGTCTACTTTAGAAGGATTGGGAACACCATCCACAGTAAATACGGAATATCCAGATTTACTGTCCAAATTATCAAAAGAAGCTAAGCTTGGCCAATCCCAACTATCGTTGAGATTCGATGACTTGAATAAGATTATCAATCATCACGTTGGGAATGCCGACCACGCGTTTCCTCAATTACGTTCGGAAACGGATTGTGGAAAAGCTGGTTATTGGGGTTATTTAAAAGATTTGTATGTCTCGGTTAACTTGGTAAAAGAAGTAGTTGAATCCAATGATAATGCAGTTAAGATAATTGAAACCATTTTGAACAGAATGTCATCAGCGTGTGCCAACATCTGGAAGTTCAGAATTGCTCCATTTGATACCGCACAAAATAACAAAATTACTGTTCACGATGAGAATTATTTTCAATTCAATACTTCTAAAGCTGCTGATACTCTGCCGGTGTTCAAAATTGGGTCAGTTCAATCTGCCCACTTTACAGAGATTGGAATGAACATTCAGATGAAACAAGAAATGGCTGCGCAGTCTATTCTTGGTCAGTCTGCTCACAACTACCGTTCTCCAAAAAACTCGAAGCCAGGAGAAACAGATACAAGTGTTGATGTTCAAAGTAGCTTATTTTTATACACTGATAGAATGTTTGATACTGGCCACATCGCTACTACACAACCTTCCAACAACGATATTGAATCAGAAAATAAAGAGGCCACATACAATCGTGGTTCTGTAAAGGACTTTTTAACGGTTAAGGAAAAAGGTATAACATATTTCTTGACAGAAAAAGACCCCGAATTGATGAAGTCTCTCGTCAAAACAAAGGTTTCTAGTGGAGTTGGTTCTACAGAAGCGACCTATCTTACTTCCCCAATTATGCCAGGAACAGAAATCACTCTTTCCACACAAGGTATCGGTGGATTTAGATTCTTGGATATGTTCACCCTCGAAGGAGTTCCTGAACCATATTCTCGCCGCCGAGCCGTATGGCAAATCGAATCGGTAAAAGGAATTGTAGAAAACAATTCGTGGAAGACGGTAATAACAGCCAAAGTCAGACCAATAACAATATTGGAGGATGTTAATCAATGATTACAAACAACAATTTAATCAAAGAATATGGTCAATTCAATATTTCTCTGAATAGAAATTCAGTGCCTCCTGTTTTTAAGCCGGCTCCGGTTGATGAAGATTACAAAAAAGGATATATCGAAAGATATTTCATTGTTAAACATAGCGACAAGTCCGGCCATGAGATTGACCCAAGCGCTTCTGAGGATGTGGATACATTTATTTATTCCATTGTTAAAATTGTTTGGAGAATCAAAGGTAAAAAACACTTTACTAAAGTTGGAACGGTGATTGAAGATTACGGAGTATCGGAACAAAATCTTAGTCAAATAAACAATGTAAAAATTGATACAGGAATTTCACTTTCCCCGTTTTTGAAAAATCCACTAGAATTCTGGAAAAGTTAAGAAGTTGACAACGAATCTATGAGTGTTATAGTCTCATGGTATGGTTATTGTCGAAAATCAATCGGATTTCAACGAATTCTTATCTAAGTTACGCATTGATAACTGCGTTATAGATGTTGTTCTTTCGGATACAAGAAAGCACGCGTTAAATAATAAACCGTCACTTATTATCACCATTTTTCCAAAGCAGGGCGACCTGTGGATAGTTCCAATCTCTCATAATGAAGGAGTTACGATTCCAGAAGCATTGGTTAAAGTGAAAGAAAGTCTGAAAATGAGTCTTGGTAAAAAGTGCGTTTTTGACAAGAAAATGATGGTTGAGACTTTTGGCGGAGATGTTGGTTTTGTAGATTTAAATATTATCAAATATTTGGATACAGGCTCTTATGAGGCATTGGATGAAGTGACCAATAACGCTCAAAATTTCGTTACAATAAATTTTAAAAGATTGAGTGAATTGAATCGAGCCGTTCCAATTTACAAACATTGTGAGATATTTCTTCAAAAATATTCACGATTTGTTATTCCTCCCAATGATGGTTCATTGGATTCAAGTTTTGAATTCATAAACAATGTTGCTCTAGCAAGATTTTCCGAACTGGAAGCGATTGGCATGGCCGTCGATGAAGAAAAATTCTTGCTTCAATTCGGTGAAGAACAACAATCCAACATAAAAAATGGGCTGGTGTTTACTCAATACAATTTATTTACTTCCACCGGACGCCCAAGTAATCGATTTGGTGGAATCAACTTCGCAGCTTTGAACAAGAAAGATGGTTCTCGAACTCCATTTGTTTCACGTTATGGTGATGACGGTATGCTTATAATGGTCGATTATAGTGCCTTTCACCCGCGCCTCATTTCAAATCTAATTAATTATGATTTGGCATTGGATACGAATCCATACGAATATTTAGCTCGTTATTTCTTCAAAACAAACACTCCTAACAAAGAAGAAATTGCTTTGTCCAAGGGATACACTTTTCAACAGTTATACGGAACCATTCAAAAGCAATACGCTCACATTCCATATTATAAAAAGGTTCAAGAATACATTGACCACCGATGGCGTTATTTTGAAGAGAATGGGTTCGTTGAAACGCCTGTTTATTTTAGAAAAATCAAAAGATGTCACATTGATGACCCGAGCCCAAACAAGCTTTTCAACTACATTTTACAGGCCTATGAAACGGAAGTTGGTGTATTAGCTTTAGGAAGGATTCTAGACCATTTAAAGAGTCGCTTGACTCAACCAGTTCTCTATACCTACGACAGTCTTTTATTCGATGCACATCGTTCAGATGGTCAGGAAACCATACGCCAAATTAGAGATATTATGATTGATAATCAGTTTCCGGTGAAGATTTTTGCTGGAAAAGATTATAACGATATGCGGAAGATAGAAATCGACTGATATTTATAGTCAAGGATATTCCTATACAGTTTTTGTATATATGACTATTTATTATCAATGTTAATCGATTCTAGCAAAATTTTTCTTGAGTGGGCAATGCATTCCGAAGACGGTCTTGCCCTTGGAATTACACCCGAAAATATTTCCGTGTTAAAGAGAGTGTTGAAGGAGCATGGTGCCGATGACCAGATGGCAAACGATTTTGTCAGCGATGTCATCAACAACGGAGAATTCACGGAAGCTAAGAAAGAGCCAGCTCAACGTGATTTGACAGACATGTTTGTGAACATGGAAGTTGTAAAGGGATTGAAAAAAGTCTATATTGACCCACTGAAATCTGTTCTCGAAAAGCATCCAGAATTTGCCGCTCTTTACGATAAGGCTCCTTCTCTTGAACAAGCTGTCTCTCTTTACAACAACCCTCAATATTCTAAAGCAGTTGAGGATATTAACAAGGGAATCGCTGACAGAACCCTTGGGCCAGGAGAAGTTGCTTTGGTGTTTTTGACCAAAGGATGTAAGTCTGGAGGACAGAAGACCGGCGACTTGATTCTATCCAATGGAAAGGTTGTTGATGTTAAAGCGTGGGATTCCACAAAAACATTGAGAATTGAATACAATTCCATCAAAAATTTTAAAGGATTGAAGTTTCAAAAGGCCCTAACAGAATTAGCAACATTTATCAGAACAGAGAAAGAATCTGTTGATATTTTACTTTCGTTGATTAACGACGATACATTCGGGGTCCGCCCAGCGACTGCTAGAGAAAAGGGTTATACCACCAGCTTCTTAAATGAACTCAATACAGAAGAAATGGGTTCGTCTGTTTTCAATGGACTTGAATTGATTGGAAAAAGATTGAAGAAGATTCCAGCAAATAAAGTATCTGACTTTGTTGAGTTGAATGTAAATGGAGAAAAAATGTTGGTATCGGTAAAGAATGGTAAGGAGCTATTGGCTCAGTTGAAAAGAAGCCCTTCGGAACAACGTTACAACCTAACATTGGCACCGATTGACGATAAAGCTTCTCAAATCATTATTCCAATGTTGAAGAAATTACAATATTTTGCCGAAGAAATTTCTCTCAAAACAATCAACGAAGAAATTTTAAACAGTCTTCACTACGATGGTATCGTGGTGGTCGATTCTTTTGGAAAGAACGCACTTTTAATTCCAAAAGACAAAATGAAGAATCATTTAAAATTCACTCGCTTGTCAAAGGGCGTAAAACTTGAGGTTATATTATGAGTCACATAAACGATTTTATCAAAAACATTCTACTTGAATCAGCATTGGATAACCGTATCGAAAACGGTATTCTTGAAGTAAACAACCCAGAACACTTGATGGTGTTGGCTGACCATCTCTTTGAACATGGACTCACTGAGGAATTCGTCACTGAGGTAGTGAATAATTTAACCCTCCGCGATGGTAAATATCCAGATAGACAAGCTTACAACAAAAATGGATGGTTGGTAACATTTCCATCTCCAGATTACAGAAATGCTGCTATCAAGAAAGGAACTCACTATACATCTGACCCTACACATGGTAAGGGCGGAATGCATCTTTACTATAAGAGTAAGGGAAAGCAAGCTCGACAAGCTCAACAAGCTGCCTCTCAAGTTCAGCCAGGCCAACAGCCACCAGCTCAACCTGGTCAACCAGCGCCCGCTGCGGAGCCAGCCCCAGTAGCTCCAATATCGCCAGCGCCTCAAGCAGAAACTCCCCCAGCTGCGACTCCAGCACCTCAGGAAGCTCCTTCGGCTCAATCTCAAAAAGCTCCAGATTCTTCTGGAGAAAAATCTTCTCTCCCTGCAGCGGGTGATGAAAAAGCTCCACCGACCCCATCTGCCGCGGCGGATGGTGAGACTCCAAAAGCCTCAGATGGTTCCGCCCAATCAGTTACACCGCCTACCCAAACGCCAGCACCTGCTACAGGCCCTTCTATAGTTGAATTGAGTAAGAAATTTGCCGCATCAAAGAATTGGCAATCCACTCCTTATGGAGATTGGAACGGAACAACAGGCGAAAAGGTCGCTGTTTCTGGTTACGATGGCCAGGTTGTTCCTGTAAATCATCCGGACAGAGAATCTCTTGCCGGTTTCATCGAGCGTAATAAGCCTCAAGCATAATGGAGGCTTATTCTCAACTACTCTGCACATTTTCTACCCTGGAAAATTATTCCAAGGATATTGATTCTATTGCGCAATCGTATAAGATTTTCAATAATTCCGTATTTGTTTTACAAAACGTAGAAGATAGAGCCGAAGTTTTTCTCACCTACAATGTGGAAAAACAATCCAATCTGAGGCACTTTAAAACTATTTCAGTTCATCGTAAGAAAGATTACAACGTAATTTATTCCATCAACGCATTGAATAAATTGATAGCAAGCGAAGCCGGAGAAGCTGGTGCGAATCGCCAAGTAGATTGGACGAAGTATAAGAACAGTATTATCATAAGTTGTGAGGAAGAATTGAAGATTATCCACACAAAATTGTTGACAATTTATCGCCTAAAATAAGGCGATTTCTGAGCTGAAATGATACTTATTTGTGTGCGGTTAATGCACACATTTAACGATTGATAACTTATTACAGATTGACAAATGCGCGTTAACCACACACAATACACAAATTCTAATTGAACTATGTTCACTTAGTAAATTAACCAATAACAAATAAACAAAAGATAAAATTATGGCACTAGATATGTCGAAAGTAAAGAGTCGCCTTGAGGCACTCAAGACCACAAATGGAAAGTCAGCCCACTTGTGGAAACCAACGGGAAAGAGCGTAATTCGCATTGTCCCTTATAAGCATAACCCAGAGAATCCGTTCATCGAACTTCTCTTTCACTACGGAGTAAACAACAAGACTTATCTAAGTCCTTCCTCCTTCAACCGTCCGGACCCAATCGTTGAGTTCGCTAACAAGTTGAAGAAGAGTGGCGACAAAGAGAGCTGGAAAGAAGGTCGCAAGCTTGAACCAAAGATGCGCACTTACGTTCCTATCCTTGTTCGTGGTGAGGAAGACCAAGGTGTTAAGTTTTGGGGTATGGGTAAGACGGTGTATCAAGAAATTCTTGCTATCATCGCTGACCCTGATTACGGTGATATTACCGACCCAAAGACGGGACGCGACATTCTTGTCGAGTTCAAGACAGCTGAAGAGACGGGAAAGAGCTTCCCTGAGACTTCTATTCGTGTAAAGCCAAATCAGACTCCTGCATTTGACGTTACCAACAAGTCTGTTTTGGATAAGTTCAAGGACCAAAAGAACATTTTGGACTTGTTCCCTGAACTGAGCTACGATGAATTGGCTAAGGTCATGGACGCATGGCTCAACGCTCCTGAGAGCGAGGAAGCCCCTGTTGCTGGAGTTGAAACTCCTGCCGTTGACGACGACGCTGAAGTAGAGGCTCCTAAGGCCGCTGTTAAGAGCCCTGTCGCAGCATCTGGTAAGAAAGTCTCCGCTACAACTACAGACGTAGCAAAGGACTTTGACGACTTGTTCTCGGACAAGAAGTAATTTGGGTTAGTAACCCTTTAACCGGCGAGCGGGCGCTGAATAGCAGCGCCCGCTTACCTAACCCTATACAATCATGGCAGAGAAAAAGAAAAGAATTGAGCATGAAGTTGCTCCAGTTGGCGACGATTTGGCCAACAGTTTAGCAGAAACGCTAAACGCAAATAATAAAGACAATGGCAAGGTTGCGTTCTTCCTTAGTGATTCGGAAGACCCTTCAAAGATTACCGATTGGATTTCCACCGGTGAACATCAACTTGACATTGCTATTTCAAATCGTCCTAATGGTGGTTTGCCCGCTGGGCGTATCACTGAGCTAACCGGCTTGGAAGCATCGGGAAAGAGTTTGGTGGCCGCTCACTTGTTAGCAGACACACAGAAGAAGGGTGGAGTTGCTGTATTCATTGATACTGAATACGCTGTTTCGCCTGAGTTTCTCACTGCAATCGGTGTAGATGTTAGTAAGATGCTTTACATCAACGTTAATACCGTTGAAGATATTTTCGATAATATCGAAGCTATCGTTGCAAAAGTTCGTCAGTCTAATAAAAATCGTCTCGTTACGATTGTTGTGGATTCGATGGCTGCAGCAAGCACTAAGAAAGAAATGGCATCAGACCACGGTGCTGATGGATACGCTACCGGAAAAGCCATTGCTATCAGTAAGGCAATGCGTAAAATCACTGAACTTGTTGCTCGTCAGAGAATTTGTTTGGTGTTCACAAATCAACTTCGTCAGAAGATTGGTTTCGTTGGATTCGGCGACCCTTGGACGACAAGTGGTGGTAAGGCTCTCGCCTTCCACGCTTCCGTTCGTATTCGTCTAAAATCCACGGGAGGCATCAAGGTCGGTGACACGCCAATTGGTATCAAGACCAAGGCTGTTGTCATTAAGAATCGTATGGGCCCACCGCTTCGCGGCTGTGAGTTCAATATTTTCTTCGACCGCGGTATTGATAGTTACGGAAGCTGGCTCGAGACACTTATCGAGAATAAGGTCGTAACCAATGCTAAAAAAGTTAAAGAAGACAAGACAGCCAAGAAAACCAAGAAGCAGTTGGAAGAAGATGTGGAAACCGATAAAAAGGCCAAGTCTCTTCAAATTCTATTGCCGAAGGGAGAAGGCGTCGAACCAGAACAAGTGTTGTTTGAGAAGAAAGACTTCCCAACCTTGTTGAATTCGCGTGAGGATGTAAGGGAATATCTTTACAATCAGCTCTGCGAAGTGTGCATCATGAAATACAAGTCTCCGAATTCAACACTCGAAGATGATGTAGAGGTAGATGCTGGTCAGGAAGGTCTCGACGAATAAATCATTGTTGTGTGAAGTGAAATACCTTCACACAGCTTTTATACATGAATATAAAAACAGCAATTCAAGCGGCGAAGTTAGTTAGAAGATATTGCCAACATTGCGCTTATAAACAAAACAAATCACTCTACCAAGCGTATTGTGAAAAACACGGAATGAAAGTATGAACAAAGCACTTTACACTTCCATCTTCTCTCAAATTAAGAAAGAACACGATGAAGCTGGTCCAGTTTTGGCAAAGACAAGAGATAGCGACGTTTTAATTGTTGACGGAACCAACAATTTTATCAGAGTTTGGTCAGTTGTTCCTACTTTAACCGACAATGGAGAACATTGTGGAGGTATTTCGGGTTTTCTAACCACAGTGGGCCACGCTGTCAAGCTATTGAAGCCAACAAGAGTTATCATCGTATTTGATGGTAAAGGTGGGAGTGCTAGACGCAGAAAGTTATATCCAGACTATAAGAACAAAAGCGCTGTTACAATGCGAATCAACAGGGCTTATGAAGAGATGAGTAATCCAGAAGATGAAAGAAAAGCGATGATGCACCAAATGGCAACACTCGCAAATGACTTTTTAACATGTCTGCCTGTGACAGTGATGGCTGTAGATAACATCGAGGCTGATGATGCTATTGCTTATCTAGCTACTACAGTATTCAACAAGCCAGAAAATCGTGTCACTATTATGAGTGCAGATAGAGACTTTCTTCAACTTGTGAACGATAGAGTTACAGTGTGGAGTCCTATCAAGAAGAAAGTATATAGCACAATGGATGTTGTGAATCAATACACCATTCATCCCACGAATTTCGTCTATTATAGAATGTTGGAGGGGGATACCTCAGATAACATCCCAGGTATTTATGGAATTAAATTGAAGACCGCTATCAAGAGATTTCCGATGCTCACCGAATCAACAGAAACAAGTGTCGAAAAGATTCTCGAATTCGCTAAAGACAAAATCAATGAATCAAAGGTTTATGCAACGGTTGTGAATAACTCTGACGTTGTTGTAAGAAATCATATGTTGATGCAGTTAAAGAATCCTGATTTTTCTCCTTCTCTTCAAATGCAAATTTCAGACGCATCGGAAAAGGTAAATGATTTCAACAAATTTCATTTTATTCAAAAGTTAACTCAACATGGCATGCACAGTGCAATTCCAAATTATCACCTGTGGCTACAGGAAGTTTTCTATCCTCTTTCTTGTTATACCAAATAACACTAATTATCAATTGACCTATAGACAAATTAACCTAAGATAAACACTTATCAATTATGGCACCAGTAATCATAGACAACCTACATAAGTTTGGACTTGAGTTCCAATCTAAAATCATAGCAGGCATTTTAAGCGACCAAACATTTCTCGAAAGAATTTTGGATATTGTGGAAATTGCTGCGTTTGAAAACGAAGCTCATCAGTGGATTCTTAAAGAAACAATTTCTTATTATCACGAATACAAAGCTGTTCCTACAATGCAAGTATTCAAGATTCGTATTGACACCATTCACAATGAAATGTTGAAGCAAATGGTTATCGAAAGTCTTCGTTCAGTTTTTCTAAGATTGACTGACGCTGACCTTGATTTTGTTCGTGAACAGTTTCTTGAATTTTGTAAGAACCAAAAGCTCAAGGGAGCCATCTATGATTCAGTTGACCTTATTAAATCAGGTGAATATGAACGTGTAAAACAACTTGTGGACGAAGCCATGAAGGCTGGTATGGAGAGGAATCTTGGCCACAACTATCATATTGAAATTGAGAAGCGTATGAGTGAAATGTCACGTAAGACTATTACAACCGGCTGGGATGTTGTTGATTCTCTTATTGACGGAGGCCTTGGGCCGGGAGAACTTGGAGTCATTGTGGCTCCAGCGGGTATTGGTAAATCTTGGTTACTGGCAAGCCTCGGTGCCTCAGCAATGAAAGCAAAGAAGAACGTTATTCATTACACTCTAGAATTAAATGAAAACTACGTTGGTCTTCGTTATGATTGTTGTTTTACGGGAATTCAATTCCAAGATATTAAGAATCACGTTGAAGACGTTAAAACAAAACTCGAAACAATTCCTGGCAAATTGTTCGTTAAATATTTTCCAATCAAGACGGTCAGCGCTCAATCCTTAAAGTTCCACTTTGAGAGAGTCGCAATGTTGGAAGGAGTTCGTCCAGATGTTATTGTTGTGGACTATGCTGACATTCTTCGTCCAATTGAGAAAGATAAGAACAGTAACAGCTACTCAGAAGCAGGTGGTATCTATGAAGAACTTCGTATGGTCGCCGGCGAATTGGGTGTTCCTCTGTGGACAGCCTCACAAACCAATCGTGGTGGAGCAAATGAAGATGTAGTTCAAGCTCATAACATTGCCGATTCTTATAGAAAGATTATGACCGCTGATTTTGTTATGTCTGTATCGCGTAATATGCAAGACAAAGCAAATAACACCGCTCGTATGCACATTATCAAAAACCGTTTTGGTCCTGATGGTATCACTTTATATTCCAAGATGGATGCTGGTAACGGAGATATACGTATATTCGATGAGAAGTCCGCTGAATCAGCAAATATCAAATCTATTATGGATGAGAGTGATGAAGAGGAAAATGATGTCAAGAAACAACTTAGCTCAAAATGGCGCGGTTATCGCAGCGATGCTGTTGGAAATAATAGCGGAAATTAATATTTTCAAAACTACTTATGGCTAGCGGAATGTATGTGGAAATATTTTTTAATCACTACTTATCCTCCCAGCCGATTAATCGTTAATCTTAAAAATTTATAAAAGACATGATACAATATAAGACACTTGAAGAGGGAATGCCAACAGCAGTTGCAGAACGAACAATTTTACGAAAGGTTTCGGAAATTTCTCGCGAAACTTGGGAAGATGTTTCAAAGCGTGTAGCGCTTGGAAACGCTTTACTTTGTCCAAAAAGTGAAAACGTAGAAAAAGAACGCGGACTGCTAGAAGAGAAGATTGGAAAAGGTATCATTCTTATGAGTGGTCGTCACCTGCAACATGGTGATAAAGACCAACCAAAAAGAAATATGGAGGTTTTTACAAACTGTGCTACCAGCCCAACAAGTTTCTTATTGTTCTATCTTCTATTGAATGGTTCTGGAGTAGGACGTGCTTATGACAATGACCTTGTTTTGGTAAATTGGGATTATGCTCCCAATTTAAGATGTGTTTTATCAGACACCCATCCAGATTTTGATTGGTCACGCCACGAATCAATCCGTGATGCCAAGCACAAATATGGAACTGGTAGAAATGTCATGTGGCACGAAGTTGAAGACAGCCGTGAAGGTTGGGCAAAAGCTTTGGAACTATGGGAAAATGCTGCATTTGAAAAGATTCACAATGATAAACTTCTTGTATTAGATTTCTCAAAGATTCGTCCAAAGGGTTCTCCAATCGGCGGGATGCAAAGTCGTCCAGCTAGCGGCCCAAGAGAACTAATGGATGCATTTGAAAAGAGTGCAAAGTTAAAGGGTGCGGGTTTGCTTCCTTGGCAACAAGCCATATACGTTGACCATTATTTTGCAGAATGTGTGTTGGTCGGTGGCGCTCGTAGAGCAGCTCGTATGGCAACTAAGTCTTGGAGAGACAAAAACGTTCTCGACTTCGTTACAATTAAACGACCATTGGAACTTTTGGGAAAGACGCCAGAAGAAATTTTGGAAATCAAAGAAAAGTCCAATCCACAAGGATTCTTATGGTCTTCAAATAATTCAGTAACGGTTGATGCCGATTTCTGGGCATATGTAAATGATAAAAAGAATGATAACAAGGAACTAAAAGACCACGCTAAGAAAGTCTTTGAGGCCGTGTGTCAAGCATCTTACTTCGATGGAACTGGAGAGCCAGGCCTCATTAACGTTGACCGTTTGGTTCAAAAGGATGATGGATACAAAGAACTTCTTGCTGGAACATATGTTGGTAGCAAGAAGTTCCAAGTCAATGAGGATACTCAGTTATATCTGGCAAAAATTGCTAGAAAGGCCCGTAACAAACAATATACTCAAATCACAAATCCTTGTGGTGAGATTTCTTTGACCACCGTTGGTGGATTCTGTGTCATCGCTGACATTGTTCCGTTCCACGCTGATACCCTCGACGAAGCGGAAGACGGTTTTCGAATCGCTACTCGTGCTCTCATTAGAGTTAATTTGATGGACTCCATCTACAATAAGGAAGTTAAGAGAACAAATCGTATTGGTGTTGGTATGACGGGTGTTCACGAATTTGCTTGGAAATTCTTTAAACTTGGATTTAGAGATTTGTTGGACGAACAGAAGTCTAAAAATTTCTGGTTAACACTGGCCCGATTCAACCGCGCTGTTCATGATGAGGCTGTAAAATATTCCAAAGAGCTTGGTGTTTCGGTTCCTCACACAATGACCACTCAAAAGCCAAGTGGAACCATTTCTAAATTGTTCCTATTGACGGAAGGATGGCATTTACCATCAATGAGAGAGTTTTTACGCTGGGTTCAATTCAGAACGGATGACCCTCTTGTAAAGGATTATCAAAAGAGAGGATACCCAATCAGAGAATTGAAAACCTATTCAGGAACAACCATTGTAGGATTTCCGACTTCTCCAACTATAACTCGTCTCGGTATGGGAAACAAACTTGTTACGGCCGCTGAAGCAACTCCGGAAGAACAGTATCAGTGGCTCATGCTTGGTGAAAAGTATTGGATTCATGGAACAGATGACAAGGGAAAACTGGTTTCTGAACAATATGGAAATCAAATCAGCTATACCTTGAAATATACTCCGAAAGATGTGTCTTACGAAAATTTCCGAAGCATGATGAAGCAATATCAATCCCAGATTGCATGTTGCTCGGTTATGCCACAGACAAGCACAACGGCATATGAATATCAACCAGAACAGCCAGTTACACATACAGAGTATGATGAAATCGTTTCTAAAATAACCAAAACAAAAGAAGACGTTGATTTTGCTCACGTTGATTGTGCGGCTGGAGCTTGTCCAATTGATTTCAAAAAATAATGGTCAGAATTGTTAAACCAAAGTTTACAATCGAAGAGATTGACTCCCTAATAAGAGTCAATCTTTCTCTTTTACAAGACCTTGATGAATGGGAACATATACAGTCGAATAAAAGAAGTATTGACGCCTTACTTGAAGATAGATTTTATTTAATGAATGAAGGAACATAAAGCCACACATTGTATCTGTTTCCACAAGTCTTTTGAGGAAATAAAACAAATTGCCAAAGACCGTAGGCTTACAAATACAAAGCAAGTTGTCTTGGCAACTAAGTGTGGCACTAAATGCAAAATGTGCCTTCCTTATATCCGTAGGATGATGAATTGTGGTATTTGAACTTATAAAACTAGACCATCTCGACGTTTATGGTTATTATGACCAGGACGGCAATCGCTATGTTTTTTTAAGTGAACGTGAGATGCGAGCATTTCTCGACAAAAGTATATTGACATTTTTGTTAACCTGTCGTAATCTATGAGTTGAATGAGCGATTCTTTCATAGACACATCCAAAATCTCTCTTAGAGAAATTAACCAACACATTGCCAAAGACATTATAGTGAGAAATCATTATAGTCATAAATGGAGCTTGTGTTCAGTAGCATTGGGTGTCTTTTACAAGAACGGTGTAGATAAAGACAGTTTCTTCGACAACGATGATGAAAAGCTCATCGGTTGTATAATCTACGGAAATCCGGTCGGTCGCTCCGCTGCAGCCTCAATCTCTGAGACATTGAAGATTGATGAAGTGTATGAATTGGTTCGCCTTTGGATTGCTGATATTCCAAATGGAAAGAACATGGAAAGTTATTGCATTTCTCAATCGTTTCATTGGTTGAGAAAGAATAAGCCAAAAATCAAGGCTTTATTGAGTTATGCTGACAATGAGGCCGGTCACACGGGCATTATCTATCAAAGCACCAATTGGCTCTATCAAGGAAATTCTCAGTTAGCGTTGATGCCAAACTACAGCCTTTCGTTGACTGGGCCAGAAGAAGGGTATCAATGGATTCACAGTAGAACCGTTTCAGAACGTTGGGGGAGCCATAATGTTGAACATTTGAAAAAAACCATTGGTAAAACATTTTGGTTAAAGAAAGAGTCTTCAAAACATCGCTATATCTATGTTCTATCCAAGGGTAAAGAACGTCAGAAAATTTTAGATAATCTCAAACACAAAACATTTCCTTATCCAAAAGAAGATGTTCACGCAGACGAAATACGCGAGGTGTTTGTTAATCCAGAAGACTATACACCAAACTCAACCAATTCATTTTTTGTATGAACCACTTTTTCGATGTAGGCGCTAATATAGGTCAAACTTTTGACAAGTATCTTTTAAAAACCAACGAATATGACGGACACAAGATATGGTGCTTTGAACCGTCTCCAAGAAATATGGGTGCTCTGGTCGAAAATGCCAAGAAAGTAACCGGCTGGCCGCATGGCGAAATTCACAATTTTGAAGTAGTTGTTTGTCCTTATGGTCTTTGGGATAAGGCGGGAAGCTTCTTTTTTTATGAAAAAAAGGATGCACTAGACCCACAAGGAAGAGAAAATGGTGAAGGAGATTCGTTTATTGAGTCATTTTTAACCAACAACTCAGCAGGGTATAGAATCAACGCTGTAACCGTTTCTGCTTCAGCCTTTATCTTGGCTAACACTTTGCCAGAAGATTCAATTACAATCAAGCTAGATTGTGAGGGCGGTGAGTTTGGTATCCTCGAAGATTTACTCAAATCACCGGAGGCTTTGAAGAGGGTCAAAAAGTTTATTGTGGAATGGCATACAACCAATGAATTCTATAAAAAAGAGGCATTGGTCAGTGAATATTTGAAGTTGGGCTACACATTGGAAGATTGGCCGTTTTAATTGACGTTTTCTGCTACTTTGAACTATTTATATACAACCCAACCCGTATATAAATAATATGAACCGTGACCAGCTAAAATCTCGTATCAAAGAGTTAGTCTTAAAAGAAGTTTCCAGAAACAAAGCGTCCGTCATCACCGAAGCTGATGGTAAGAGACAGGCTTTGAAAGAGGTCATTCGTAAGCTCGTTCTTCAGGAAATTACACGTAATGAGTTCGGAACTCCTGACGTTTCCACTGATGACGAAGGTGTTAAAGTCATTGAAAAAGTATTGGGTAAAGGGGCCGATGCTAAGAAGGTTGCCGGTTCTTCTAAAACCATTGGAGTTACCCCATCTCACACCGTTGAGCTATACAAACAAAGTAACGGTTGTTATGATGTTATTTCCGTAACAAATGGTGAAGACCGCAAGATTGCCAAGAATTTAAAATTGGAAGATGTTGGAGAGTTCTTGAAGAAGCACGCTGCTGATTCGGAGAAGACATATCAACAGAAGGCTTATGACAAATCCAAAAAAGGATTTGGAATTGAAAAGAAAGAAGATAAGAAGAAAGACGAATCTGATAAGATGGAAGATGTCAAAGAAAAGACCCAAACCGATATTTCTGACAAGACAGATGTTAAGGCTGAAGAGAAGGGTGAAAAAGATTTGGCTCCGGTTGATGATGATTTGTCAGCACAAATGGGTGGAGAACTTGTTGACAAGATTGAAAGAATCATGGACAAGGTGTTGAAGAGTAAGACCAAGGCAGAAACAAAAACCGCTTATTTGAAGACAGACAAAGACATGGAAAGCACTGATAAGTTGGCTGTGAAGTTAGACGGAACAAACGCTATTAAAGGTGCTAAGTCTAAAGAGAAGATTACTCCAAAAGTTAAGGCAGTAGATTCAAAGAAGTGAAAAAATCGGAGCTAAAGTCTCTTATTTTGGAAGTGGTTTCAGAAATATACGGAAATCAGAAGCTCGATGATATTGATATTATCAAGGGTGAGACAATCATTTCGGTCAATCCCAAAGAATATTCTAACGAAGTTTACTTGAATTGTGCAAGTGGAAATGTCTACGAGGTATTCGCCTACCCAGACGATAACGCAACGGCGGAAATTTCAGTAGTGAATTTGGATAAAATAATTGGAAAGCCCATCGTTTTTGCTCAACACTCCGACAAAGATTCTTATGGCGTTACTTTGATAATGAAAGCGGGTGACGGCAGCATTGGTGAAATTTTGATTAGTTGTGACCATAACGGATATTACGGATTTGAGTATGGTGTTACCAAAAGAGGTTCGTAGACCGCAAGAAAATTCTTGACATTTGATAAAAAAGACTACATCGTTGGTCTATTAAATCAATTTCGCGTTTGTAGCTCAATGGCTGAGCAGTCGTCTCTAAAACGATGGATGTGGGTTCGAGTCCCATCTGACGCACCACTTTCTAATGAAGCATAAAGCAACAATCTCAATCGCCACTCCGGAGACGGACGCCTTACTCTCCAAAGAGTATGGGGAAAAAGGACATGAGGCGAAGCTTGCTGGTAAGACAAGGGAAGATTGCCCTTATTCCGGCGGCAAGGTAAGAGATTGGTGGTTAGAAGGTTTTGATGGTATTTCTATGAACACAAATACAAATAGTTAGGTTCCAGATACATAGGCTAAGGTAGATACTACCCTTAGACGTGTTATAGTTGAAAATATTTTCAACTTTTTTGCGTTTTCTATTTTCTATTCTATACTCATTGGTATGGGAAGAAAATCACTAAATAAGACACACGAACAAATACTTGAAGAAAATCGTATTCGTTCTGCAAAATATTATTTGCTTCATAAAGAAGAAATAAACAAAAAGACAATGGATAGGTATAACAAGAGAAAGAAGTTGTCTCTTGAAAATCGCTGATATGAATGTGTATTACGCATATCTCTTGAAGCGGCCCGACGGAACTCCGTTTTATGTTGGAAAAGGAAAAGGTAGAAGATGTTATGCACACCCAAAACCTTGGCATCTAAAAAAGGATGAAAACAGATATAAAGTTCATATCATAGAAAAAATCCGTCGTGAGGGCCAAGAACCTATCATTGAAATACTACAAAATAATCTATCTGAGGAAGACGCTTTTGTGCTTGAAATCCAACAAATAAAACTTTATGGAAGAACTATAAATGGCGGATTGTTATGCAATATGTCCGTCGGCGGTGAGGGACAATCCGGATTTCACCACAGCGAAGAAACTAAAAGAAAACTTGCTATTATAAGCAAAGAAAATAATGGATTTGTCGGAAAGAAACACAACGAAGAAACTCTAAAATAATAGGTGATGTAAATAGAGGAAAAGTTCTTGACGATGGGTGGAGAAAGAAACTTAGTGATGCCACTAAAGGCAGACCTAAGAGTGAGGAGCATAAGCTAAAAATAAAAAGCGCCCATCTAAATAGAGAAATACCAACGGAACAAAGACAGAGAATGGTAGATATGAATAAATCAAGAATCGGAAAATCTCTGAGCAAGGAGCACGGAGAGAAACTCAGCAAGGCTACAAAGGGCGTTTCAAGAGGACCGATGAAGCCAGAAACTAAAGAAAAATACGACTTGCCAGAATAAAAACATACAAAATATGAACACAGAAAAAATGTAGGACACTACACTAAGAATATACACGCTTTTACGCACTGACCTAAATATGGGATGTGGTAAAAGTTGTAGTCAGGCGGGCCACGCTGCCCTCGGAACATTTTTACAGGCCCCAAAGGATTTACAAGACGCCTACCACAAAGACGGAATTGGAACGAAGGTATGCTTAGCATGCCCCAATCTATCACAGCTTCAAACGGCATACGAAACTGCCGTTTCATTGGGTTTACCAGCCGATTACATCGTTGATTCGGGCTGCCCCGATTTCTTTGGTGGTCAACCCACTCCCACAGCCGTTGGCATTGGTCCTATTACGCGTGCTCAGGCCAAGTTCTTAAAGAAGTTTCAACTCCTCAAGTAATATGCAAACTATAGTAGAACTAACCCAAATCGTGAACGAAGGTGAGAGTGCCCAAGATTCACTCAATTCAATCGCGGAGTCAATCTACGATTTTTATATGGCTGAGATTGAGCGTCAAAAGAAGGAATTGGAAATACAATATCCTTGGTTTGACGAACAGATTTCAGAACTGGAGCGTTGTAATTCTGGCTTTCATAAGTATCGATTCTCCGGAAACGACCTTATGCTCATTGGTCGGGATTACTTCCGAGGTGAAACCAACACAGAATATGATTCGCTTCCTATTGGCGTCTTTATTGACGACCAAGATAAGCGTCATCAATTAATCAAGGATTTTGTCTCTTCTAAGTTCAATGCAATTCACGCACGAATGAAGAAGAAACAAGAACAAGAAAATGAACAAGAGCGTCAGCAATATGAGGCTCTCAAAGAAAAGTTTGAAACAAAATGAACTATACACTCATACTATACAAGTCAGATGGATGCAACACCTGTCGGGGTTGTGTCATGGAACAGTGGGGAAGTGATTTCTCACTTGATATGAACGTCAGCGAAGACGAAGCTATTGAAAGAATTTCCAATGCTTTTACTTCTCCATCTGAAGGCGGCTCTTACGAAGCAAATCTAATTTCTGTCCGTAATAGCGAGCAAGTCAAGCATCAGTTTGACCAATACAGTAGCTCAAGTTGGAAACAAGAAGTTGGTGGAGTTTCCACTTGGGGAACTGGAGATTATTGGGAAGACATTGATGAAAAAGAAGGAAAGAGACTCAACGACCTTATCAGAAAAAAGGTCAATGAAATCACAGAAAACAAACGTCTAGCCGAAGAAAAGGCCAAGACAGAACAGAAAGATAAAGAAGCAAAAGCGAAAGAAACTTATGAGCGCCAACAACTGGAAGCTCTCAAACAAAAATACGAAATCAAATAAAGTTATGAAAAACCTGGTATACAAAAACTACAATACATTCAACGAAGAGTTACTAAAGCTTGCGGAGACGCATTCTAAGGCTCTCACGTTTATCACTCGGGATGAGTATCTTATCTGGGTCAAACAATGGAAGGAGGACTATAAGACTGTCCTTCAGCTCCACACCATTGAGAAATTCACCCGTCGTCGAGACCGTTCTACTCTTCAAGAGAAGATTGACCGCTTTCAGAAGATTTTGGACAAAATTCCGAATCTTTCCGATGAGCAGAAGGCTCGTATCGAAGTTCTCAAGAAGGAATTTTTATCCCTTTGGGGTTTGAATTCCTACACATACTGCTCACATTATCTTCTCTGGCACATGTATGTTGTCAGAAAGGCCGGGAAGATTCGTGCCGGGCAGCAACGTGAACTAAGAATCAATCCGCCGATTACGGCTTAATCATAAACCCCACATTAACAGTGTGGGGTTTTTCTTTAGAATCTGACCCTGTAATAATCGTCCCAAACAGTTTTGGTCAATCCAAAATCAACTAGAACCAGCTTTGGAAGACCGTCTCTCAAAACTTCTCCATAGGTGGATACTCTACCCATGTCTCCAACCGGAGGAAAGTCATAATCGGCTATAAGGGAAGTCAAATCAATAACAAACTCATTATTTTCAATATCAGAGAGTGGAGTATTTTCCATAGACCAGGGCAAAGAAATTCGACTTGTTTTTCGTTCTCTGTATCTTAGATATGCTTCTAATCCTGTATGTGATATTCCGGCTAGTTCTTTAAATCTCTTTGGCCCGATTTTTTTGCCAATTCCATTTCTACCCAAAAATCGTTTCTATCGGTGTCGAAAACTCGAGCTACAATATCATAATTTTGAATGTAAGCTTCCGCTTCTACAGAATTCTGTGCCAAACCTTTTTTATTCTTTGCAATCTTGATTACTTTTTGGTTATCAATCATGAATACCGTTCGGCCGCTCCCTGCTGCAATTTTTGAAGTCTTTCCGCTGCATAACGATACTTTCCTGCGAATGAGATTATTTTCTGAAATTCATCTTTGATAAAATTAGTCGGATAATCTTCTTTCAAATTCATAAAAAACTCTTTGTAATTAGACACTTGTATAAGTAGTTATTGATAGAAATAAACTAACCACTTGACATTTTATAGATAATGAGTAGCGTTGAAAATATGAGTAAACCCAAGCGTTTGTTATCTGATTACAAAGATGTTGCGGAAGCGGTCAAGAATTGTTATTCTTACAAGCCGGACAAGCTTATCGTCAGTGAATTGAAGTGGAAGTATATGATACGTAGTGCTTTACGAGGCAAAAACATTCTTCTTCTTGGGCCAACTGGTGCTGGTAAGACGCTTATGGCTCAATCTTCTGTCGAAGCTCTTTCCAAAGAAGACAAGTATTTTTACATCAACATGGGTGCTACCCAAGACCCGAGAGCCGCTTTGATTGGCAACACTCATTTTAAAAAGACGGATGGAACATTTTTTGACGAAAGCCCGTTTGTTCGTGCTATTAGAACTCCGGGAACCATTGTTCTTCTTGACGAAATTTCCCGCGGACATCCCGATGCTTGGAATATTTTGATTACGGTTTTGGATGAACTTCAACGTTATCTTCGCTTAGACGAAAAAGAAGGAAGTGAAACTGTTAAAGTGGCGGAGGGTGTCACTTTCATTGCTACGGCAAACATTGGTAATGAATACACCGCTACTCGTGTCATGGATAGAGCCTTACTTGACCGTTTTCAGGTCAAAATTGAAGTTGATACTCTGACAAAAGACCAAGAAGTAGTTCTTCTTAAATCGAGATTTCCCACCATTGACGACAACGTTCTTTCTTCGATTGCCAATATCGCAGCCGATTCTCGTAAATTGGAAACCGACACCAAGTTAACCAAATCGATTTCTACCAGAGCAACAGTAGAAATGGCCGGATTGAGTGTGGATGGATTTACCCTCCATGAGATTGTCTCCGCGGTTATCTATCCGGATTATTCTCCGGATGGTGGAGTTGACAGTGAACGAACCATGATGAAGCAATTGGTTCAAAAATACGTTCCAAATAATAACAATTCTCCGTTGTTTGGTTCTTCCAGCAACAATAAGCAACCTCCTTTCTAATGAAGAAAGACCTAGCAGAGCATTCAAAGTTTTGGCTTGGAGAAGGCTTTGACGAAGCAAATATTAACCAGATGGATTTATACCGTCTGGCTTCCTTCCGTCGCTCTATTTCAAACTTCGTAACAATTTTAACCGGAGAAACTATTCCGGTAAAATTCACCGAAAAGGCCGACTCATTTACCGATGGTAAGACGGTTCACATTGGCGGAGAAATCACCAAAGGTCAATTTGACTCCACAGTTGGTTTGGCTCTCCATGAAGGTTCGCATGTTATCAAATCAGATTTCGATTTGGTTAAAAATCTTTGGGGAACCATTCCAAATAGACTTTATGCGGCGGGGAAGGATAAACTATCTAAGAATAGTATTGCCAACTTGACAAAGGTGATGCATAACTATGTCGAAGACAAGTATATTGATGCGTGGGCTTTCAAAGCAGCTCCCGGCTATAGAGGATATTATCGTGCGCTGTATGACAAATATTTCAATGATGATAAGATTACTCTCGCACTTCTTTCCAAATCATATAGGAAGAAGACGCTAAAGAATTATAGCTTTAGAGTTATTAACATTACCAATCCTAACTCTCCATTGGATGCTCTTCCGGGATTAAGAAAAATTCACGAGCTCCTCAATTTGGACAACATTCTTCGTTTAGAGACTCCACCGGAAAGACTGGAGCTTGCCTATGATATTGTAGAAATCATATTGACAGAGGTTCTTAAAGAAGAAGAGAAGCCGAAAACCAAGAAAGGTCAAAACCAAGAAGCTCAATCCAGCGGAGACGATTGTGGAGAACAGTCTGGAGAAAAAAACGAGCAACCATCCGACGAGCAGCCTGAGACTGGCGATTCAAAGGAAGAATCAAAAGAAGAACCGAACATAGATGATGTTCTCGGAGGTTCTACTGGAGACGAGGATGAAAAATCCGAGCCTACTTCCGTTGATGGTGAAGCTGAGGAGCCCACTGAGGAATTATCAGAAAAACAGATTGAGCAGATTGAAAAGGCCATCGAACAACAAGAAAATTTTACTAATCGTGAGTTAAAGAAGTCTGGCTTAAGCGAAGCTCTCATTAAGAGGTTGGATGTTATTGAAAAGAGCTCGACTCAGATTGTGGAAGTTGGCGGAGAAGAGGGAGTGCCTAAAGTTGAGTGCGTTCTCGTCAATAAGATGGATAAGTCTATCATGGAAGACGAATCCTTTCCATTCTGCTCCAAGTTATCGGTCAGTAAGAATCTACATCAAGATGCAGTTGTAGCTGGCGTGGCTCTTGGAACACTTTTAGGCAGGCGCCTACAGATTCGTAACGATTCCAAAACCACCAAGTTTTCAAGATTGCCGAGAGGTAAAATAGAAAAGAGACTCTTGGCGGAACTTGGATACGGGTCTTCTCAAATCTTTTACCAATCTTCCGTTGACCAATATAAGAAAGCTCACGTGCATATATCAGTTGATGCTTCTGGGTCTATGGCACGCAAATGGAAAAAGACATTAACCACAGTAGTTGCTCTGGCCAAAGCCGCTTCTATGGTTAGAAACTTGGGTGTTACCATTACCTTTAGAGCCGGCTCGGGTGTTTTATCTACCACTCCATACATTGTGGTTGCTTACGATTCTCGCCACGACTCATTTTCAAAGGTCACTCAATTGTTTCCGGCGCTTATTCCAGATGGGTCAACTCCAGAGGGATTGACTTTTCAAGCAATTCTCGGATTGATTCCCAAGTCCGGGCCTGACTTTGATAGTTTCTTTGTAAATCTATCCGATGGTGTTCCTGAATTTAGTGAGGGGTATCATGGAGCAACTGCTCAAAACCATACCAAGTTGCAGGTTGAAAAAATGCGTGCTGCGGGAATAACCGTGATAAGTTATTTCTTAGAAGCTGTTGAAGATAAACGAGATATAAAACTCACAGAATTTCGTGGGAACAGTATGATTGCTTTCAAAAAAATGTATGGAAGAGACGCCTTATTCATTGATGTTGATAACGTTAAGGAGATAGCTCATTCCATGAATAAAAAGTTTCTTGAGAAGAATTAAAATAAGGTTTGACATTTTATAAACAAAATATACTCTCATATTTGAAACTAATAACTTATGATTATCGCAGATACTGTCTCGTCTCCGGTGGCCACCAACGTTGGTGCGGCTCCGTCCAAGTTCAAGATTAAAGCGAGTGCGAAGGCGTTCAAGATTTTGAGCGGCTTCTACTCTGACCCCGTTCTCGCTATTCCGCGTGAATTGGGCGCCAACGCGTGGGACAGCCACGTATCGGCTGGCAAGACTGACAAAATGTTTGAGGTTCATGCTCCGAACACGCTTGAGCCGTGGTTTTCAATTCGTGACTTTGGCACTGGCCTCTCTGCTGAGGCGATTGACCAAATTTACACGACCTACTTTGAGAGCACAAAGACCGGCGACAATGATTCCGATGGCTGTATGGGTCTTGGTTCCAAGACCCCTTTCAATTATACCGAGAATTTTTCGGTGACTTCGTGGTTCAATGGTAAGAAGTTTGTTTACAACTGCTTCATTGATGAGAGGGGCTCTCCGAATATTCTTCCCTTTGGTGTGGAAAATTCGACCGAACCGAATGGTGTGGAAGTAAAATTTGCGGTCAAATCGGCCGATATTTCGACCTTCGTTGACAAGATTCGTCAGGCTTACGCTCCGTTCCGCTACAAGCCGACCATCACTGGCGCTACCATCACGTATCCTACTATCAAGTATACCTTTAAGGGCACTGATTGGGCGATTCGTGAGTATGAGAATGGATACAGTTACGGTGCCAAGTCGTTTGCCTTCATGGGCAACTATTCGTATCCTATCAACGTCGATGCTCTGTTTAGCTCCGATGCTCGTTACAACAACGACAAGGTTTACACCAAGGTTTCGCATATTCTCCAATACGCTTCCACTGAGCTTTATTTCAACATCGGCGACCTTGAGGTTGCTCCTAACAAGGAACAGCTTCAATACGACGCTGATGAAAAGACTCAAAAGGCCATCATCGCGGCTGCTGTAAAGGCTTATGACGAACTACTTGAGCTCGTTCAGAAGTCCATTGACAAGCCGACCTCGATTTGGAATGCGATGGAGCTTTACGCCAAGTATAACAGCTACGACAGCAAGTATTACAACTTCAATCGTATCATCGGCTCTATTCCGATTCGCTATAACAAGAAAGACATTTCCTCCAAGGATGTTCGTTCTGATGATGTTCATGAGGAATCTGGTTTGAACAAGGGCGTGGTCACTGACCCGCGTGATTCAAGGAAGCAATTTGCTGACAAATACGGTCATTTTGCTGTGGAGCAGTATGAGTATCGCCTCAGCAATGGTCAACTCCGCAAGCGTTACACAAACACCTATACCGCTGGTGGCCCGTCTGGTTCTCTGTTTTTCTATACGAACGACACCAAGTTCCGCCGCGCCCGCGTCCGCCATTATCTGACGACCAACTACTCTGGAAAGAACTTTCCGACGATTCACATCATCTTCGACCATTCCAAGAAGGGTGAAGTTTTTGAGGCTCATCGTAAGTATCTTGGTTTGGATAATGCTCAAGTGTTGCACATTGAGTCACTTCCGAAACCTCCTCGCACTCCTCGCAATCCTTCGACGGCGAAGACCGACGAAATTCCTGAGTTTATTCTCGACAGCAACTATTGGTCGCGTAATTCTTTCACCGCTGAGGCGAAGGGCACATATTATTACATCGACTTCATTTATTCCGCTGCCTATTACAAGACCAATCAAATTGGATTTGATACTGTCTCTGGAATTCTTTCCTATGGTGTGAAAGAGAAGATTCTGTCCAAGACCAAGACTCGTATTTTTGGTATCAACAAGCGTAACGCTTATATGCTCAAGACCGGAACGTGGATTAACGTCCTCGACCTCGTTCTTGACCACGCCAAAAAGAACAAGGAATCTCTTGAACATCAGCTCTACCTCCAAGATACGTATCAGCCGCTGTGTCAGAGCCATAACAATCTTCGTTATAAAATTCAACGTTCCAGCTTTACCACAAAGCTCGACAATAAGGACACGAAGAAGCTGTTTGAATCCTTTGACAACGCCTTTGCCACGCAGAACACTGATTCTGTGTTGGTTGGGGTGGCTCGTTTCATGGGTTTGAAGGGTAAGAAGCTCTCCACCTTTGACGACAGCCTTCTGGATACTGTCAAGACCATTCAGACGAAATACATGGGTCTTTTCGACATGGTTGACACTTATTCCATTGATACGACGAAATTTGCAAAGATTGTGAATTTCATTGATAAAAACAGTTGACATAATTTGTTAAGTCACATACTATAAGAACAGTTAAAAAATAACTATATGAGCAAAACCACCCAATACGTTCCCCATGTCATCAAGGCAAAAGGAAGCATCACCATGTATCTCAACGGTGAGAGCATGACAGTTGAAATCGACCATCCCAATTATTCTAAGATTGTGGATGCACTCAAGTCTGGCACCTACGACAAACTCGACCAACTGGTCAACATTTCTCGCGCTGTGACCAGCTATGGACAAGGCAAGATTGACGTTAAGAACGGAGAAGTTTTTTACGCCGGCAAGCCGCTTCACAGCACTCTCACAAATCGCATTCTCGCTATGATGAATGAGGGCTTCCAAGTGAAGCACATGCTTCTCTTCTTGGAGAATCTCATGTCCAATCCTTCATTCCGCGCAGTGAATGAGACTTACACGTTCCTTGAGAACCACGGTCTTCCTATCACTGAGGATGGTTGTTTCCTCGCCTACAAGGCGGTTCGCAACAACTACACCGATATGCGCACGGGCACTTTCGACAACCATGTTGGCAAGTCGCCTTCGATGCCTCGCAATCAAGTCGATGAAGACTATGAGCAGGACTGCTCCAGCGGTCTGCACGTTGGTTCTCTTGGCTATGTCATTGACTTCGGACATTTTTCAAAGGGTGCCGCTGTTAGTGAGGATGGTAATCGTTTGCTCATCGTCAAGGTCAATCCTCGTGACGTTGTGAGCGTTCCTAAATACGCTTCCCACACCAAGATGCGTGTCGCAACCTATACGGTTGTGGACGAAATCAAGGACATTGTTAAGGAGCTCGATAAGGTGGTTTATACCTCCGATGCGAAGGTGCTCGCTCCTGACCGTAAGGATGATGATTTCACCGCGTCCCAAAAGCCAGAAGTGGTTGATGCTGATGTGGAGAATGAATTTTATCTCCAAGGTTTTGACGCCGGCGACAACGATAATATCAATGGTGACGAATATGGTTACTCCCGCGACTATGACCGTAAGGGAAATTATCTCAAGGGTTACAACGATGGCTACAACAGCCGTGACGCATCGATTCCGTTTCCAGACGACCACAGCGATTGCGCTGGGTGTGAAACGGCGGTAAGTGACGCTGACCGTGAATACGCCGATGGTCTTTCTCTCGGTGAGGATGACTTCAACAATGGCTTCGAATACCAAGAGAATCTCAGCGCTTACGCGTCTGAAAGTTTTAAGGATGGCTACCGTGACGGTTTTAACGGCGTCGTCCAATAACAAATAACAAATAAAAACAAATTATGGCAACTAAACGTAATAATACATTAATTGACTGGCCAGCAACCGGTCACTTCACAATTGAAGACCTTCAACAGAAGTATCCTTCGATGGTCAACATCACCCTTCGTTTTCGTGTAAAGAAAGCTCTCGACGCAAATGAAATCACCGCAATTGGTAAAATCAAGCCGGCTATTGGCCGACCAAAGCTTGTCTTTGTCAAGGGCCTTGCAACAAAGGAAGCTATTGAAACCGCTCTCAAGAGCGGTGTTCTCCCCCTCGAAAACAAGTCCGTTGTCTCTACCGCTGACGTTAAGACAGAAAAGAAGGTTGCTAAGACCTCACCGGCTCCTACGGTTGACGCAAAGCCAATCCACGCAACAGTCTAATCAAGATTGATGCTTTTCATAAGGGCCGGTGATAAATAATATCACCGGCTTTTATATTTATAGACATGAGGCCACCGCCATATCCAAAGAAAATCGAGTTTACCGAAAGACTTTTCTTTCATTATAAGCTCGATGCCAGCACGTATTCTTTGTTTGATTCTTCCATGAGCACACCTATTGCTTATGGGCCAATAAATTTTGTGGCGGCGACCATCAAAAATCTTCCTGCCAAATCAACAATTTTTTATTTTGAATTGGACAACAGAGAAGGATGGAAGATGAAAAAGGTTTACAAACCAAGCGCAGAAACTGCTCAAACAGCGGATGCCAAAAATAAAGTGGAGAAGAAGAAAGATGAATGAAATTGAAATTTCCTTAGCAGTTTCAGCAGAAATGGACTCAATGGGAGAAATTTTCAACGATAGAGAAATCGTTGACATGAAGAATGAATCTGACGGAGAACAGATGCTCATTTATGGAATTGCTGACGATGGCGTAATCATTCCATTTTTTAAAACCATGAGCAAGGTAAACTCTGACAATGACTTACCAAGTATTGTTTGAGTATTGACATTTGATAGTTTTATCTATTTGATAGTCTATATGTTAAAGGAATTCCTTACGGTTTTTTACGCTTGGTCTGGAGCTGTTCAATGTGTTTTTGTTCTTGTTATAGCGATGTTTCTGACAGCTATTGTAAACAAGATTTTAGACATTTTCAATTCAGTCTTTGCGAGCCTCCCAATTTTATTTCACGGATGGCCGAAAAATTCAAGCCCAGAAGTAGATGATGATGACGAAGACAAAAAAGAAATTGAAACCCAACTCTAAGAAAATGAGCAAATCTGCTGATGTTTTTTTTGAAACTTCTACCTTCGATTACGAAGCAGAGAAGCAAGCGTTCAAAGACCACATGGACAAGTTGAAAGACATGTCTGTGGAAGAAAGCGTATTTTACAAAAAGTGGATGGAAATCAAAAATTACCGCGACTTCATGCCGAAGTCCGAAGAAGTAAAGGCCAAAATTTGGCGTCCATCGGATATTAACAACAAAGAACAGACGCTTCAAGAAATTCGTGATTTGAAGCCACGCATTTTCTATGTTGAACCAACCAATAAGACACACATGGCAGACTGGCTCATGATTCGTGTATTCTGTCACACGATGGCGTATGAACAAACGCCTGGCCGTTTTATTCGATTCCTCGTCATTGACGATAATTCTCAAAAATATCTTGGAGCAGTATCCATTAGTAATGACGTAATGGCATTGACCTGCCGAGACAATTACATTGGTTGGACAAGCGAAAATCGCATCAAGGACAAGAGATTGATTCACTCAGCTATCGGTAGCTGTATCATGGGAACTCAACCATTTGGATATAATTTCCTCGGCGGAAAGCTGGTTGCTTCTTTGATTCTTTCTCAATATGTCCGCGACACTTGGAAGCGTGTTGTTGGAAAAACTCTTGTTGGTATGACCACTACGAGCCTTTATGGCCCAAATTCCATGTATTGTGGTATTCCTTACTGGCATGGTTGTGGTTGTTCCGCCGGAAAAATTTCCATCAAGCCTGACGATTCTCATTATGAGACTTGGCATAAGTATATTAAAGAAAATCGTGCCGATGAATATGAGCGCAAGACGGTCAAGAAAGATTCGGCAAATGGCCCGGTGACCGGAGTAAAGCAAAGAATTTTGGAAATTATCTTCCGTGAATTGGGTATCTCAGCGTCCAAATATAACCACGGATTTGAACGAGGCGTCTATTATGCTCCATTTTACGACAATACCAAGGATTTCCTATGTAATCGTCTAACGGACGAAGCACAGTTGAAGCTATCCAAGCGATTTGAGAAGGATTCGACAGGTATCATCGAATGGTGGAGAGAAAAGGCATTGAAGCGTTATTCCAAACTTCACGATGAAGGTCGCATCAAGGGTGATATTCTTTATTATAACAAAATGATTGATATGTCTTACACCAAGGCAAAAAAAGAATTCTTTGGTGAAGTTGGTCGATAAATATACTTTTTATATGAATAAATACAAATGCACAAATTGCGGGCGAGAAGAGTCGTCTTATTCTGCTCCATTGAGCTGTTTTGGTTGTAACAAGAGCTCGTTTTCGGAGCAAAGTGACATTGGAACCATTGGGTTTCGGTATTGACCCTACCTGCGGAAGCATCGAGCCTTCAATTAAGCTTGGCAATGGATTGGGACTCGGATTCGACGGTCATATTACATTCAATCTATTTTGATAACGCCTGTTGACCTATATTTATAGGAATGGACGTATTTTATGTTTCTTATCCTGTAAGTGGTTCACCAGAAGGGTTGATAACTGCCAATGCTGGCGCTTTATTTTTGGCTGCTGGAAGTTATAACAAAATTAATTATAGTGGAACTGGTTCTTGGATTGACATAACATATAAAGCACGTAGAATTCCAAGTAGCCGTGAAATTCCAAACGAATTTGGCGGAACCTATATCTACACAAAAACAACAAACGGAACAAACACAGGTTGGAAATTTTTGACCTCAGGCAGTTTCTTTTTCTAATGCAACCAGAATTATTCATCATGGTCGGTATCAGTGGTTCAGGCAAAAGCACATTTGCTAATGGACTGAAAACATCCAAGAGTGCTACCATTGTTAGCACTGACGATATTCGTGAGGAATTGTTTGGTGATGCCGGCGTCCAAGCGGACGGTGGAAGAGTGTTTGGAATTGCTCGTAAGAGAGTTCACGATTTATTAGCTCAGGGAAAGAACGCGGTTATTGATGCGACCAGTTTGAACGCTAAAGACCGCCGCACTTGGGTTGAGATTGGAAAGGCAAACAACGCTAAAATTACGGCGTATGTTGTGAATCCATCTATTGAAAAGGCGAAATTACAAAATCAAAAGAGAACTAGAAAAGTTCCGGATTTCGTCATTGACCGCCAGTTTGCTAAATTTAAAATGCCTTCAGCTTCGGAAGGCATTGACGTAGTTGTTTCTGTCTAATCTTATTATAGGTTGACAGCGTGGTTGAGTTGGCATATCCTATAGAGGATTATGAATGTATTCGATTTTTCGGAAGAGAAAGATTCTACCAAGGCATACCCATACAAAGTATTGGTCTATCCAAATATAACATGGGCCAAGGACTTGAATAAAGATAGCTATGTAGTTGTTATAAACAACATCATAACCAACCTAGAAAAAGTTAGAAAGGATATTCACTGGACTCTTTTGCTGCCAGAGAAACTTCCAATGTTCAATAGAGACAACATTGAACAGATAATTTATTCTCTCCCAACGTATCCAAATCAGATGCGTGCGCACTTTAACACAGATGAATTTCTGAAAGCAATTGACTGGAAGAATACCGATTTTGATTTGGTTTATAGCCACTTGCCAGAACACACTCTCCAAATCAAAAACGTATTATACAATACGACCAATTTGAAACCCAACTTCATCGGTTACAGTCATTGGACGGAATTTCCAGAAGTGACGGGTTATCCAATGACCTTACGCTCTCACAATCTTCTTGGATTGATGGAAATGGATGTTTGTGGTATCAATACCGAAGCACAAAAACAGCTTCTATTGAAACATAGCACAGAATTCAGTAAAGGCTCAGTTGAGAGAATCGACAAGGTTGTGGTTCCTCAATATCTCGGATGGGAAGTTCCCGATTACCAAGAATTATCTCGAAAGGGAAAAACGATTGTGTTCAACCATCGTCCAAATGAATATAAGAGTTATCCTTGGTTTTTGGCTCAAATGGATAAATTATGGGCCGAGCGACAAGACTTTAGAGTTTGGGTTCCTCTTGCGGAAACTCCTGATAGAGAATACATCGATGTTGGGCTAAATAAAACACGTTACGAATACTTGAGTCATTTGAGTTCATGCACCGTTGGTGTTTGTGGAAGACAGAAGTATGCAGGTTGGAGTGTCAGTGCTACAGACGGAATGAGTGTTGGAGTTCCTTATGTTTTTGCTGACGAAGATTATTATCGTGAACTGGCTGGAAAGGCCGGGCTTTATTACAAGGATGATGAAGGATTTTTGATGTGTGTAAAAACCATATTGGACAATCCCCATTTGAGATTGAAGTATTCGGAAGAATCTCTCGACAAATTCAAAGCATCAATGTGGGACAGCGCTATCAAACCTTTTAACGAAATGTTCCAAGATGCATTCGACAAACTTCCCAAACTTTCAGAAAAAACCGAAAGTTATCAAAAAATTGTTGACTATATTAAGTTGAACAAGAGTGTATCAAAGAAAGATATTCTTGAATACATGGGTTGGGGAGTCAGAATCGCTTTTACTTCATATCGTAACATGCTTCGTAATGAAGAGGGTATCATCTTTACCAAGAATCGATACGAATACCGTGTTGACACCGTGGCCAGTTAATAATCATCATAACATGAAGAATACGAAAAAGATTTACATTGTCTTTAATCATCAAGGCACATTACTGTCTGCTTTCACTGCCAAAGAAAAAATGTTTGAATACATTCGCCGCCATAAATTTGACCAAATTCAAATCAAAGTAGCGACAGCTAATTCTTGGAATGAAACCGAAGGCATTGTTGATGATTCAAAGTATCTTATCAACCAAGCATATTTCGGTTAATTATGTATCAAGCGGTATTCTACGATAGAAAGGCATCTGTGGTTCATCTTTGGGATGACAAAAACGGTTATGCCAACTTCAAATACGTTCCTTACGCTTTCAGAAAGAAGATTGGGGGAAAATATCGCTCAATTTACGGTGATGAATTAGAAAAAATTACAGGCTTCCATCCAGCAACCGGAGGATTGTTTGAATCGGATGTTCCGGTTGATACTCGCGTTCTCGTTGATGCTTACTCTCACAGCGATGAAGTCAGCACTGGTCACCGAGTAGCGGTATTGGACATAGAGGTTAATTCAGTGGGGGGCTATCCCAACATGGCTACTTTCAATCAGCCCGTGACCGCTGTTGCTGTTTATGACAGTGAACATAAGCATTATTATTGTTATGTTCTCGACGAAGATGGAGTGATTGAGGATTCCGTCGCGGAGTTTCAAACAATCAAAGCATTTAAAACAGAAGAAGAACTGTTATTGGCATATTTGGATTTGTGGGAAAAAATCAATCCCACCATTGCTACAGGTTGGAATATCGATGGATTCGACTTTACATATCTCTACGGACGCTTGGAACGAGTGTTTGATGAAAAGACTGCCTGTAGGTTGTCTCCAATTGGCATTGCTTATTTCAATAAGTTTAAGAATAAGATGACCATTGCTGGTATCAACTGTCTCGACTATCTTCTTCTCTATAAACGTTATTCTCAAAAGAGCCTCCCAAATTTTCGACTTGATACTGTTGGTATGGAGGAATTGAAGCAGGGTAAGATTTCTTATCAAGGCAGTCTTGATGATTTGAAGAAAAATGACCCTAAAAAGTTCATTGAATATAACATTCATGATATTAGGCTTATCGTTTTATTGGATGAACATTTGAAGTTCATTGACCTTGCAATGTCTATTTGCCACGTTTGTCACGTTGGTTACGAAGAATTCCACGTTAGTAGCAAGTTCCTCGAAGGAGCTATGTTAACCTATCTACGTAGAGAAAAACTCGTGGCTCCAAACAAAGTATTTGAGGAAAGTGACGACTCACTTTTTGGTGATGATGACGATGACGACGACAAGTTTGAAGGAGCTTACGTCAAAGACGTTATTCCAGGTCGCTATGAATGGGTATGCAGCGCCGATATTAATTCTCTATATCCGTCAGTTATTATGACATTAAACGTGTCGCCAGAAACCAAAATTTGTAAAATTGATGGATGGGACACTGATGCATTCGTTCGTAAAACGATGACAGAAGTTTTATTTACTGGAGAGAAATATCCAATCGAAGAATTCAACAAACTGATTGTGGATAACAATCTTTCGGTCAGCGCAAATGGTGTTATCTATGACCAAAATAAAGTTGGTTGTATTCCAGAAATTTTGAAAAAGTGGTTCAACGAACGTGTTGAATTCAAAGATAAAATGAAAGAGTGTTCCGAAAAAGGTGATAAAGAGGGAACTATATTTTGGAAGCGTCGTCAGCAAGTTCAAAAGATTCTACTAAACTCGTTGTATGGAGTTGTTGGTATGAAAGGTTGGAGATTCTATGACATGGACAATGCGGAGGCTATTACCTTGACCGGCCAAAGCATCATTAAAACTTCTGAAAAATTTGTTAATAGCCATTTAAACCAACGATGTAAAACGAAGGATGTGGATTATATTGTCGCTATTGACACAGATTCACTTTATATCAACTATGCTCCTTTGGTTGCGTTTGAAAAAGTATCCGACCCGAAGGCTTTTTGTATCAAAACAATTGGTGACACAGCAGATTCCTTAAACAAACTGTATGAAGTAATGGTGGTTCGTATGTTCAATTCTTCGTTGAACCGAATTAAAATTGCGGCAGACGTTGTTTCCAGTTCCGCTTTGTGGACAGCAAAGAAGCGTTACGCCATGTTAAAGGTATATGACATGGAGTTGAAAAAGGACATTGATAAGCTTGAAGTAAAAGGAATCGACGTAGTTCGCTCGAGTTATCCAAAAAAGTTTCGTGAATTCATGAGCTCAGTCCTTATGGATATTCTTAGAGGAACTAATAAAAAAGACCTCGACAAGAAGGTTCTTGCTTTCAAATCTGAGATTAAGGGCTTTAAATTGTCAGACGTTGCCAAGAATACAAGTGTAAAGTTCTCTGCTAAGAAGGACAAATCTACTTACAATCCAAAGGGTCGTAGTCCATTTAACTTTATATCAAAAACGCCTGCTCAAGCAAAAGCTGCTCTTGCATATAACGACATGCTCAAGAAGTATGAGCTAAAAGAAACCGAGCCTATTCTTGATGGTAGTAAGGTGAAGTGGGTTTATCTATATGACAATCCATTTGGGTTGGATGGATTGGCCTTCAAGGACGATGGAACCGACCCGAAAATGATTCAAGACTTCTTAAACAAATATGTTGACTGTAACAAGATTTGGGATAAGGAGCTACACAAAAAGCTCGAAGACTTCTACGCAGCATGTAAGTGGGATATTTATAGCGTAGATGGTGAGAAGATAAATGAGTTTTTTAGCTTCTAATCTTATTATATGTTGACCATTGGACTAAAATAATCCACACTTGTCTTTATGAAAGTATTACAGCGCAAGATTTCCAAGATTATCGATGATAATAAGGGATTGGTTTTTAAGAAAGAGAAGATTGTAAAGCAATTAAACTCAGCCATCGCTTCAATCAAATCTATCAAAGAGTCGTCTATCGAACTCACAAACATTGACAAAGATGGTCAATTCACTATATTCGTCGGATATAGCACAAGCAAGAAGCCAGAATACACCATTCTCACTTGCGAAGTATTTACTCCAAAAAATTAACACATGAACAAATCCACATTATTAAACTATATTGAAAAATACAATCTCAACGGCGTTGTTGAGAGCGTAAAGTTTACCGTCAAAGACAAGGTATTGAAGACCGCTTTTATCACAGAAGATAAAAACATGGCCGGTAACGTAACCGCAAACGTCTTTGATTTTGAGGATTGTGAATTTGGTATCCTTGAAACGGTAAAGTTCAAAAACTTCCTCAAGGTTCTCGAAGATGAAATTGAACTTACCTTGAACAAGACTGATGATAAGCCTACCAGCTTGACCATTTCAGATAAGAATATGGAAGTCACTTTCATGTTGTCTGACCTATCGGTTATTCCTACGGCCCCGAAGGTCAAGGAAGTAAAAGACTTTGATGTGGAAATTCCTGTCGATTCCGACTTTGTTTCACGATTTGTCAAGGCGAAGAACGCTTTGTTTGATGTTGACAGCTTCACGTTGTTGATGAATAAGAAGGGTGATAAACTCGAAATGGTCATCGGATTTGCAAGTATCAACAGCAATCGCATCAAGTTGGAATTGGCTCCTACCAAGGGCAAGGACAAGCTCGACAAGCCGATTAGCTTCAATGCTAATTACTTCAAGGACATTCTTACAAAGAATACCGATTGCACAGGCGCTATCTTTAAGGTAGCAGCAGCTGGTATCGCTCAGATGGATTTCAAGAACAAAGAGTTCGCCTCCACCTACTTCCTCATTCAGAAACAGATTGAGAATTAATATGGATGTTCCAGGTTTAATTGTTGATACGGTTAAATCTCTCTTATCAATTAAGATAAATGAGAGGTTTGAACTTAACATTCTGTCTTCGAATACTGCATGGACAAAAAGGCAGACCGAGCGCATTGATAAAAACACTTTCTCCAAGGTTACGTCAAAAACAAAGCCAGAAGATGTTTATGATTCTTACGTTTCTGTTCCTGTTAAGTTTTCAGCTGGTAAACAGGGAAAGAATGTTAGGTATCTAATTTTATGGAAACTTGCATTTTTGTGGGTTGACCATCATGAAGTATTCTTCACACTTGACAAAGAGTTTGTAAATAAAGTATTGTCGTATCCGTCAACTTACAAAGTGACCTCACACACAATTCCAGAAAAAGATTAATATGAATTTTCTTGAAGAAGAAACAGTCGATACAAAACCAGCTCAATTGGCTCACACCATTTGGGCGGAGCGTTATCGCCCAAATAAACTGTCCGATTATGTCGGTAATACGGTTTTAAAATCGAAGGTAGAACAATTCATCAAGACCAATGATATTCCACACTTACTTTTTTACGGTAAAGCTGGAACGGGTAAGACGACACTCGCTAAGTTGATTACCAAATCAATCAAGTGTGACGTTCTTTATCTAAATGCTTCTGACGAAAGAGGTATTGATACTATCCGTGATAAGGTCAGGAGCTTCGCCTCTACTCTTGGATTTAACTCCCTAAAGGTTGTTATTTTGGATGAAGCTGATTATTTGACCAATGAAGCTCAAGCTGCTCTCAGAAACTTGATGGAAGCGTTCAGTGCATCCACAAGATTCATTCTGACATGTAATTTTCATGAGAGAATTTCTACTCCGATTGTATCGCGTTGTCAGGCTTTTGAAATTGTTCCCCCAACTAAGAAGGATGTAGCAGTCTGTTTAATCAACATTCTTACCAAAGAAAAGATTGAATTTTCTAAGGAAGACATTGTTTTGATTGTAAACAGTCATTACCCGGACATTCGTTCCTGCATTCAAACTTCACAGCGTGGCTCAGTTGATGGAAAGCTAACCTTAGATAAGAATGATGTTATTGAAGGAGATTTGAAGACAAAGATTGTCGAAGAATTAAAATCTCCAAATACTGCCTATTCAAACATTCGTCAGATGTTGGCGGACAGTTCTATCAGAAACTTCGCAGACTTTTACAGTGTTCTATACGAAAAAGTTGATGATTATTCCAATGGTGCTACCGTTGGTGTCATCACGACCCTTGCCGACCATCAATTCATGGACACTTCCGTTGTTGATAAAGAAATCAACTTCATGGCAGCAATCGTAAAAATCCTCAACATTATCAAATAACATGCCAGCAAGATATTCCGCAATAGTATTGGACGAAGCTTCCCACAAGAAGCTTGTTGATTGGGCAATTGAAAAATTTCCTACTATCAAAAGAGAAAAATATGAAGTGATTGCTCACCACATGACTATCACAATGGGAGAACTCCCTAGTTATCTTCAATCTGATAAGGGAACTGTTCAATCCATTGAGGTAAGTGGATATGGTAATACCGATAAGGTATTTGCTGTTAGAGTGTCTGGTTACTACACAAAGAACAAGGTTCCTCACATTACCCTTGCCGTCAATCGTGCCAAGGGTGGAAAGCCTGTTCAAAGTAATGAAATCAAGAATTGGCAACCCCTCGATAAGCCTTTCAATTTGAAAGGCGTTGTCACTGAGGTCGAGTGAAAATTGTAGAAGCAATATTCAGCTCAGACGGAACATATGTCAGATTAGAGACTGGCAAAGAGAAGTTTTATGCTTCTAAGGGAAAATTTTACGATTGTTGTCCAGTAAATTGCTTTGCTAAAGTAGTTTCATCAACCTTATCAAAAGAAATTCAGTCAGCGGTCGATAAAGGTGGATACAATCAAGTTTCAGAAGTCAAAAAATTTATAAAGGATTCAGCAAAATGAAAAATGTCAAAGACAAATTAAAATCGTTGGTCAATCACATGGAATCAAATAGACAGACAGGACATACAACTGCTGTCATTTATGGAGCAAAACATGTTGATTCTGTTTGGTTGTCCACGATAGAAGCATGGGGGATTATTTGGGAAAATCGAATGGACCACTAAATCCTCATGGAGAATTTGTGTTAGAAACCCGCGATATGACTAAGCCAATAGAAGCTGTAACAATTCATGAATTGGATGCCTTGTTGGGTGTTCACAAACCAATTATATTTGACAATTGCGCCCTCCACGTTCTATTCAGTGAAGCAATCAAAAAAATTGATGAGGTTGAGAAGGAGAATGAGTCTTTGGAAAACATCAACACATTGATTAACAGAGATAATGATAAACTCATTGCTGAAAAGGTAAAACTTAACTATGAGATTTACGAATTGAAGAAGAAACTTGAAGCGGTTAAGAAAGCTATTGCGTGAAAATCTTTGTCATACTGATTCTATGTCTATTGATTTTAACACCTAAAGAATTTCTTCTTTATTTCAATAGATGGGTTAGGCCGAAATGGTCTTTCAAATCAGTTTGCTTTCCTCCGGTCAACACAACATTCCCAATTCTTAATGTAGGCGATTTCGTTGGTGTTCAACCAATGACAAAATCGGCCGATAGTATTTTCTACATGGATTTCAAACACAATGAGCCTAAATGACTTTAATTTTCCAATGATAGAACTTGTGTTCCCTGCTGGACAAGTAATTGGATTTCAAAAGACGACATATCGTGACTCTGTTATAGGCATTGATTTTTCACCAAAAGAAATAGGGTTGTGGATATTTTGTTTTACATATCGATGCACTTGGTATGGGAGCAATGTAATAGGCCAAAATGCTATTAGAATTAACAATGAAACTATTTGGAGAGTAAAATGATTAGAATTGTAAACAAATACAGACACGAACCGACCCCCAATGACGTTTATATTGGTCGGGGCTCTCCATTTGGTAATCCATACGCTTTTAAGCCAGGAACCAAAGCAGAATTCATTGTAGCCACAAGAGAAGAGGCAATAGAAAAATATAGAGAACACTTTCACAGGAAACGAATGAACGATGTGTTTATGTATGAGATGCTACAGATAATGTTTGCTGCTCATGTCCGTGGAGAAGATATTAATTTAGTTTGTTATTGCTCACCAGCTCCTTGTCATGGACAAGTTATTAAAGAATATCTCGACGAAAGATTATCCATTATAGATAAAAATCTTGAGTAATGAAAAAAGGTATTTGCGGATTAAAATGCAATATCACTGGAAAATGGTATATTGGCCAAAGCGTAAATATAGAAAGTGCTTGGAACAAAAGATATAAAACTCTTCACTGCAAGAAGTAGACAAAAATATACAATGCTCTACTGAAGTATGGGTTTGATAATTTCGACAAAATTATATTGGAAGAGTGTGATGAAGACCAAATTAACGATAGGGAAATATATTGGATAAAAATATATAATTCGGTAAAAGATGGATACAATATTCGACCCGGCGGAGGAGGCTTTACGGAAAATCAACGAAAAAATTTATCTATAGCTAATACTGGCCAAGTATGTTCTCCAGAACAAAGAGAAAAAATATCTAAATCTTGGATAAAACGTAGACTGGTTGGAGTATCGGATGAAACTAAAAAACGCATGTCTTTGTCAAAACTAGACAGAAAATTGCAATTGCATGTAGTGGAAAAAAACATTCTATAGAAACTAAGCACAAAATGTCAGAATCAAGGAAGAGTTATTTTAAAAGAAAAAAATTGACAAAAATAGAATCTAACATATAGTTATCGATTGACAGTCCTCATTGTGAGGCTAGACAACTAAACAAAAGGTTTGATATGTATAAAAATAATATTGATGTGCGCGTCCTTGTAAATGGGCGTTCAGTCAGGGAATACTCCCACAAAGGAATGACTCTTATTGAGTCTCGACACGGCACCAACTACACGGTGAAGGTCAAAAATGATAACGGCTATAGAGTAATGGCTGTATTATCAATCGATGGTTTGGATATTCTAACTGGAAAACCAGCTGAAGATTCAAAAAAAGGTTACATTGTTGACGCATATAGCTCAACCGAAATCAAGGGGTATAGACTCAGCGACACTGATTCTGCTGCGTTTGTATTCACAAGTAAGGGTAAATCTTATGTCTCTAAGACCGCCGGCGAAGCTCGTAACACGGGCGTAATTGGTGTCAGAATTTTTAGAGAAAAAGAAGAGCCTGTAAAGGTTGTTGAAAGGATTGTCGAAAAGACAAAATACGTTGACCGTCCTTATCCGGTTTGGACAAGTCCATATAATCCGTGGAACCCATATTATTGTGGAACGCCACATGTCCAATACGGAAGTATTCTATGCGATTCATCGAGTCATATTGGTTCCGTGACCACTGAAAATCATGCGGGAGCTCTAACAGTTACCTCCAATGCGGTTGGTAACGTTACATTGAACAATTCGGATGGAACATCTTTCGCTGTAGCTGCTAATAACGTGTCTTTGACCTCAGCGCAGGCTGGTGTGAAGGGTGCGGCAGCTTCTGGGCAATATTTTCCTTCCCTCACAGAAAACGAATCGTCTAGGGGTATTTCCGCTAGGTCGTATAAATCATATACAAAGCCGGCTAAACTATCAGCAGCGAAGAATGATTTTGACTCTCCTATTACTCAAGATTCGTTTGATACAGGAACATCATTTGGAAAGAAGCAGGTGGACAAGGTAAAGAAGGAATACTTCAATCTCGGTCCAGTTATTTCCGAAATTGTGTTTTATTACGCAACAAGACAGGCTCTCGAAAATATGGGTGTTGATTTTGATGAGACACCGGCGGTAGCAGATGTATTACCTTCTGCTTTCGGTGAATCAAAATATTGCCTCCCTCCTAAAGATTGGAGAGGCTAAAACATTAACAAATCAACAACTATAAAATCATGAAAAAAATTATTCACACACTATTCATTCTCGACAAAAGCACCAGCATGTCGGGATACACAAAACGCACCATCGAAAGCATCAACGCCAATTTAGCTATTCTAAGAAAGGAAGCAGCTGAAAATGGAATAGATATTTTCAATACATTACTGTCATTCAGTGCCAACAATAACAATTGGGGACTCCTCAACGCTGCACAAAACAGCGATGACTTCAATTTCATTCGCATTGGAAAGAATGTCAATGATATTGCTGACATTACAGATGCTGAGTATATTCCTCAAGGTGGAACTCCTTTATTGGACGCCATCGGCAAGGGAATTGAAAAGCTCAAGGAAACTCTTGGCGATGAACTTGGTAAGGATAACGTAACTGTTGTCGTAACCATCTTTACCGATGGAGAGGAAAATTCTTCGAGACAGTTTTCAAAGGCTGATATTAAGAAGATGATTGAACACTTCTCTTCTGACAATAAATGGACGTTTACCTTCGTTGGTTGTGGAAGTATCGACAATGTTACCGCTACCTCTGCTAACCTTGGTATTGCAGCGATGAATACCATCGCTTTCGCTGATACTGCTAAGGGTCGTGACGATTCTTATGCAACTCTTGCCACCTACTATACGTCAACAGCACGTAGTGTTTCTCGTGGTGAGAAGATTAAGGGATTGGCTGAAGTTACGAAGTGATAAAATAACATCGAATCACTATAATAAGGCATCCGAAAGGGTGCCTTTTTTGTTTTGGTCATATATATTGGTATGAACAACAACTTTCTTGAGAAGATTAAAGATGACCCAGATTTTGCCCAACTTTTTGCGAAGAAGGCTGTGGAAATTAGACAGACAAAAGCCAACTTAGTTGAAGCTGCTAGAAACTATCAAGACAAGTATAGTGAGGAGATAGAACAAGGCACCATCAAACATGCTTTGAAATTGACAGAAGGTAGAAACAAAGGACTGAAAGATGATGAGATTTTTAGAGACAATCAGCTATTCATCCCAACTAAACAAACACCGATTCTGAACTATCTATACTTCCTATTGAGAGAAACCAAATTTGAAGACTTAGAAATTGATGTATTGAGACTTCCGGCGGATGTTCGTAAAGACCTACAATTACTGAAAGAAGAGTATGAACAGAAATACGGCGCCGCAGTTCATGAAAAAATGAAGGAAGCTCCATTACCAAACATGGTAAGTTACATCTATAAAAACATTGGCGATGAAACATTCGCTACAATTAAGAAGCTGAAGACTTTATCTCAGTCTAGCAATGAAGCAGAAGCATTCTCAGCATATAGAAAGTGTTTGGATATGTGCAAAAAATATAATTTGGAGTTCGACAAAATTCCGTTAAATAATTGATTAGACTTGACAGGACCTCAAATCGGCAATAAGGTCCAACCGTAATCAATTCAGTAAGAACTGTATTATTCGCTTCGCTGAATCAAACATTCGTAATCTACGAAGTCTTTTAAGTAGCTTGTGAAACAGCTGGAGAGTATTGAAGAACCCACTTCAACGCTTTGGTCAAGGTATCTTTACGGCCAGCTCCTTGGATAGATTGAACTGGTTTCTTAGTGGATACAGTTACATCGTAAACATCTACGCTGTTATCATTCTTTAAAGCTACCTTTATTTTAGTCCATCTCTCAGAAGCCATTGCTGCTTTTTGTTGAGCTTTGGCTTCAACATCGTTCTTAGGTGGTAGATAATATACTTTCGTGTAAGCATCTTTGTTCTGAATGGTATCTACAACATCTTGCTTATCTTTAAACTTGAATCTTGGACCAGAAGATAGAATCTTGATTGTATTGATTACAGCGTTTGCGTTGGGGTCTAGGGCTAAGATTCCTTCAGCTGCTTCTTGAGCATAATCCATAACATCTTCAAATTTAGCAAACTTTGCTGCTGGTTCTTTATAACGAATACGAATGTTCACCCAAGCCAGAGCTTGAAGCTGATAAGACGTTAGGCCCATCTTACCTCCGACTTCATGCATAATTTTTACAAGATTCTGACGGACTTCATCATCGCCAAACAGTTGCATAATGGCTACGTTAACTACAGCATCTTTGTTCTTTTGAAGTAAGGCTGCTCTTCTCTTAGCAACATCATCAACCTTACCTTGTTTTACAGATGTGTTATCGGTCACATGTTGAATCCAAGCTGAAACGTCTTCTGAAACCATCTTTTCAAGAGGTTTATCAAAAAACACACGAATCATCCAACGGTCAACTGTAGCTGGGTCTATCTTATCGTTCCATTTGAAACCAGGAAAAATGAGATTCATGAAGAAAGAATTAATCTTGGTCCCACCAATTTTCAGCTTACCATTCTTCAAGTCTTCGAACAGCTCATTCCTAGAAACCTTTCCATCGTGAGCTATGTAGTATTTAACAAACAGATTGAAATTAGGAATCTTTGCATTGGACACTGTAATTTCGCTGAATACATCATCTTGTCCCTTTCTTGCTCCAGCGTCAACAGTTCCACCCTTGTAATCCTTCTTTGGAGCCAACAACTCAGCATATTTCGAACCTTTACCTTCATATGACTTCAAATAAGCCAACGTAGCGTTGTTCGTGTTGTCTTTGACATGTGTAGATAGGTTCAACAACATCTCTTTGCCGTTTGGTAAACCCAAGTCATGACTTACAGCTGTATAAAGCTTTGCTGCTTCAAGAATGTTTTGGTCGAGGGCTGTATTGGCTGAACAATAGGCACAGGCAGCCAAAAATAAACATGCCTCGTTTTCAGGCATACTTTTAAAAATCAATTTGTTAAAATTATCATACCAATAGGCGTAAGTATCGAATTTCTTTTTTACTTCCGGAGGAGCTTCGAGATATTGTTTGACTTCATCCTCAAGATTCTGCATCTCCAAAGTAATCGGAATCTGTAGGTCAACTTTCTTATCACCGACCTTAAATGGAATTCTGACCGTGAAGGTGTCCTTTGATTGAAATTCATCGCCGGTCAACTGATTATAAAATTCAGGACCAGACATGGCTTCCAAAAGCTCTTGATAATCGGATTCGGTGAGATTTAAGAGGTTGGATAATTTCATAAATGGTTATAGACAATAAATATAAGAATGAGAAACGAATATGAAAGTGAATTTCAATTTATAAATATTTTTCTAAAAAAATGTCGTTTTATTGAATTTCATCTATATTTATTGATATGAATATCTGTTGTGATTGTGGTCTTCCGGTTTCCAGAAAAGGAACTTTACGTTGTATGAGTTGTGCCTCAAAGAACAGACCAAGAAGAGTGACAGATGAAGAAAAACAAACAAGGGCACTAGAAATAAAAAAATACAAGGCGGAACTTTATCAAAAAAACAAGGAGAAAATATCACAAAGAAGAAAAGCCCACAGAGAAAAAATGAAGAAAGAAAATCCAGAACTTGTTAGATTGAAAGACTTTGGATATTTTTTGCGGTGGAAATATGGAATGGAAATATCTGATTACGAAGGTCTTATAAAAAAACAAGGAGGATGTTGCGCCATTTGTGGTCATAAACCTATCGACGGAGCAAAAAAAGAGAATAAATTGTATATAGACCACAATCATAAGACACAGAGAGTCAGAGGGTTGTTGTGTATGAATTGTAATTCAGCAATTGGTCATCTGAATGACGACTTGACAATAATAAAAAGTGCTTTAGAGTATCTGGAGATAAATCATAAAATAGATGAGAAAACTAGCCTCCATACAGAAAATACTGGATATTCGCCCAATCCCCGGAGCGGATAAAATTGTGGTTGTCAAGGTTTTAGGGTGGGAATGTGTTGCTCTAAAAGATGAATTTTCTGTTGGAGATGATTGTGTTTATTTTGAGTTGGATAGTATTCTCCCGATTGCCGACTGGAACGCTCACCTTCGTAAAGGTAGCGACGCTCATAAACCATTGAGAGTGCGGACTATCCGCCTTCGTGGCCAACTTTCTCAGGGTCTTGCCCTTCCTATGAGCCTTCTTCCTGAAGGCCAATATGAACTTGGTCAAGACGTTACAGAACTCGTTGGAGTCAAGAAATGGGAACCTTACATTCCACCGGAAATGACCGGCAAGGTCAAAGGAACTCGCCCACATTTCATTCCAAAAACGGATGAACCACGTTGTTTGGATGGTGATACTCTGGTGATAACCGAAGATGGCAAAAAAAGAATAAGTGATATTTGTAGAGAGCAATATCAAGGAAAGGCTCTCAGCCTCAATGAAATGACCGGAGAGCTAGAATACAAAAATATAACAAATCATATTGTTTCAAGAGCAAATGACGATTGGTATGAGATTGAAATAGAGGGTGTCCATAAGTTGATATGCACCGGAAACCACTTGATTTACATTCCTGAATTAATGTCATATCGCCGTGCAGACCAACTATCAATTGAAAATAATGTGTTATATACAAAAAACTGATGGTTTTTGTCTTATGTATAGTTATATACATGAACAAAAAATGCAAAAAGTGCGAACAACATAAAAATAACCCACGAATATTAAGGATACACTGGGGAACCATCCACCGCAATAGTTATAAAAATTATGAAACTTTCTATGGAGATTACATCCAGTTAGCTAGAGGAATAACAGAAGAAAATATAAAAAATATAGTAGAAGAATATTCTCTCGGAGTGTCAAGGCCGGACCTACAAAAAAAATGGGGGTTTGATGTAACTGAAATTTTGAAATCTAAAAGTATAAAAATAAGAACTATATCCGACTCACGGAAAACAGAAAATTACAAAACTAAACATAGAAACACAACGTTGAAGAATTGGGGAGTAGAAAATATATCACAATCGGACGTTGTAAAAGAAAAAAAGAAGAAAACATTTATAAAACATTTTGGATATAAGAATAATTTTTGTAACGAAGAGATATTGAGAAAAGCAAAAATTATCCAACGAGAAAATTTTACACAAAACAGAGAAGAAATAATTAAAAGACAAAAAGACGGAATGATAAAAAATTGGGGCGTTGATAATGTATCAAAGCATCCAATCATATCTAAAAAAATATCCGAAACACATAAAATCCTAAATGCAAATAAAACAATAGAAGAAAAAAGAAAACAAACATTCGCATGTAGAAACGCTCTATTACAAACTCAATATACTGCACGTTCAAATTTAGAAAGAAGAATAGAAGAAATTATAAAAATACTCTCATATAAAATAAAATTTAACAAAATAGTATGTCGAAAAAATGTAGATATATTATTGACAGAGATAAAAGTTATAATAGAAATACAAGGAACATACTTTCACGCCGACCCAAGAAAATACAAACCGACAGATTATTTTAAGCAATTTAACTGCACCGCTGGGGATATATGGAAAAAGGATAATAATAAGAAAATTCTATTTGAAAACAATGGATATAAAGTATATCATCTCTGGGAAAAAGAAATCAACGAAATGTCAGATGGTCAAATAATAGAATTTATCATAAAAATTTACAATGAAAACAGTTACGGGAAAAATAACATCAATTAAAAAATTAAATGTAAAATCAAAAAGATATGATATATCTGTTGAAGATAATCATAATTTTTTTGCCAATAACGTTTTGGTTCATAATTGCCAATCTAATCCAGATGCGCTGACGGAGTTGCTTGCGCTTGATACTGAGGTTGTCGGGACGATGAAAATGGACGGAACAAGCATTTCTTGCTACATCAAGGATGGAGCTTTTGGCGTGACTTCCCGTAACATGGAACTCATTGAAACTGAGGACAATGCCTATTGGAAAATCGTCCGTGAGTGCGACATTGAGGGTAAGATGCGTTCTTTCTTCTCTTGCAACATTTTCGGCGGTGACTACGTGATTCAGGGTGAGTTATGTGGTCCCGGCATCCAAGGCAACAAAATGGGTCTGGATAAACTGACTCTGTTTTGGTATAACGTCTATCACGTTGGTATGGGTGATTATATGTCACACAAGATTCTGCGTGACTTCACTCTATCGACTGGCCTAAACATGGTCGAAGTAGTTTTTCAAGGAAAATTGCCTCAAAACACTACAATCAATAGCCTACTTGAGATTGCGGACAGACTCGATTACAAAAACGGCCTTCCAGCCGAAGGAATTGTTTGGCGTCCTGTAATGGAACAACGGAGTGAAACTCTTGGTTCTCGTATGAGCTTCAAGACAATCTCAAACCGTTTTCTTGAGCTCTATAAAGAATAACATGAGCAACCACAGCAACCCCCGATTCAACGTCACTGGCCAAGAAGAAGATGGTCTAGCGGCTACACTAGCGCTTTGGGGAACCATCAACCTCAGTAGCTATCAGATTGCAAAAGTAAAGAGTCCTTTGGATTTCAAGGGATACCGACTTGACCCATATCTCGGCATGGTTCTTTTTCAATATGAAATAGAAAACACCAAGATGATTCCTTTTCCTTTTGACGAAGGAAAATATCCTGAGCGTCTTGCTTCATTCTTTTACAACTATCTCAAAAGTGATAAATCGAAAGTGTCTATTCCTGAGAAGCCGGTCGGATTGTTAGATTACTACGCTGACTTTCGTGCGGATTTCCCACTGGATGTAGATGAAGACCACGACGGCCATAACGAACGTGGTTGGAGAGTTTCAACGGGTCGCTGGGGCCATGTTCTAAACTACGATGAAGCCATCTTCATCCGCCCAATTCATATTTGGTATGGAAAATAACCTATGAGCACCTTTTTAATTTGCACCGAAGTTTTCAATAAACGTGGGGGAGAACATGGAAGATATTTCCGTTTTCCCCTCGATGCACATAATGGAGATTTTGATGTTAAATCACGAACAGCTTTTAATGCATTTTTCAACAATCCCAAAAAACAGAGGAATTGGACACCTAGTAGAGAAATTTTATATCACGTTCAAGACTATTCTGATTATCTTCTCAGTCAAGAAAGTTGGAAAAAATCTCCGACCAGAATCAAATGTAAAATTGAATACGAAGAGCCAAAACTAATTGAACTCAGTTCTATTTTTGAGTTATTTGAGGCCATTGGATTTAACAACAAAACGAAAAAATATAACACCTAATTATTATGGGCTGCTGGAACGAAACATGTGCAATCAGTCGGATGTCAATATCCGCCGGCGAAGCTGTTCGCTTTCTCCCTATCGTCATGAATCCGTATCACGTAGAGACGGTTAAGGGATTGAAATTGCCCAAGGGAGTTTCTACCACCACCATTACCGGCAAATCCGGCTGCTATATCAGCGACCTATGGGCACCATTGTGCTATCCGATTCGTGGAGAATACAATGATTACGGAACCATTGAGAATATTCCTGAAAAAACAGACAAGGACAAGGCTGAATTGGCTCAATTTGTGGATGCCTTTAAAGAGCATTGTCTTCCCATTGAACTTGGGGAGAACGAATATCATGACGTTGCAGTGAAGAAATTCTCCGTTGATGAAATTTTAGGGGCTCTTCAAGAAGGCCGCTGTTTCAAGCTGTATCAAAGTTCTCTGCCGGGCTACGCTGACCGACTACTTCCTATTGCGTGGATGATGATTAAGGAATCTGTCTGGCAATCACTGTTGAAAATTGACATTAAAAAATCAAAAGAAGTTTGGCACACAAAGGGTGAGAAAGACCGTTATTCTCTCAAAGGAATTCGTGAGGGACTTTTGGAGTCATTTGAAAGAATCAACAAGAGAAACAAAGTAGACAAGCTCTTGGAGAAGAAAGAAAATCTTGAAGGAGACGAATTAAGAAAAGCAGCCTCCGAAATATTAGAACTGATGAAGGATTCTCATTCTTTCATGAACATGACTCGCTCACGAACATGGCACAATTCTCCAATTACTGAGCCGGTCATCAATGAAAATTTGATTGATGTTGTCACCGAAATGGAATACGTTTACGGCATGATGAGCATTTTAAGAATCAATTTCGCTCCAACCACAGGCTCAGGAAGTCAATGTAATAACTACGCTCTTTGGAGTCTTGTCAATTCAAGTTGGAAAAAACTTGTGTCCAAAGACTTAAAAGAAGAAAGAGAAGAGACTAAAAAATCAAATGCTGAGTATAAAGAATTTTTAAAAAAAGAAGCAGAAAAGAAAAAGAAGAAAGTATGAGTAAGTTAAAATTAGATTCAAAGAAACAACGAATTTGGTTTGTTTCCGACCTACATTATGGTCACGGAAAGCCGTTTATTATTGACCCGCGCGGCTACAAAACCCTCAAAGAAGCGATGGAAGACACTTTCCATAAGTGGAAACAATACATCGCTCCTACTGATATTGTCATCAATCTCGGTGACCAAATCGTAGGCGCAGGTCAAAACACCAGACAGTATGTTTTCGATTTACTGTCTCTCCCTTGTGCTCACCAATATTTCATTTGGGGAAATCACAATGCCGGTATGAGCGACATTTACACAGAATCCATGAAGGACGCTGGCCACGACGCCAACGAATACAATATCTATCCTTGGACACTGAGCAATTATCCGTTCACCTTCTTGGGTGATTATGCTGAAATCATCATTGACCATCAGCATGTGGTGTTGTCTCACTATCCAATTGCTTCGTGGAACCATGTCAGCAAAGGTGCTTATATGCTTCATGGTCACTGTCACGGAAACTTGAAAGATGATAAAACCCTCAAGCGACTTGACATTGGTTGGGACTGGAAAAATCGTCCAGTCGAATGGACAGAAATCGTCCGAGAATTGGAAGGTCGAAAGGGTGTTCCGGTTGACCATCATGGCACCGCTAAGTTCATTCTCAACGAAAAGTCTGGAAACAGCTTCTTTGAAGACCACAAAGATAGAAAAGATACATGAAAAAACAATTAATCGTCACCGGGCTTTCCTTAAAACAAGGAAGGCCTGTTGTGTGCTATAATGCATCGAAGGAGCCTTCTACTTGGGGAACAATTTCTGAATATGGAAGTTCATCAAGCACCGTAGCATATGGCGACCACGCTCCAATTTGGGGCAGTAATTTTTGGGCCAACGAATTCCTCGTTGGATTCAACTCAATCGAAGAGGCAATGAAAGTCGTAAGAGACTTTGAAGATAGTCAACCAAACAGATGACATGAAATATATCAAATACCTAATCATCAGCTTGCTGTTTTCAGCCGCTTTGTCAGCACAAACAATTACGCTTGATAAATTCGTTGTAACATCTTCACCAACTGGAGAACTGACGTTCAGCGGAGAAATCGGAAAATCAGCGTTTTCTGATAATGGCACAATCCTCAATACACCCCGAAGTGTTAGCTCAATTGACAATTCTATTCTGACCCAATTCAACTTGAAGTCCATTGGACAAGTGATGAACTTTGTGTCAGGCGTTCAAACCGTTGGTTCATTTGGACAATTTGCTTCCGTAAACGTCAGAGGAGATTTGGCTGAAAGCTTAAATTGGATACCTGTAAAGATAGATATGATTTGGTCATAATCTGTGCGGACGATATTCCGTTTGTTCAAGATGGAACGCGACTTACGGACGAAGATAGAAGAAAAACTCAAGTCCAGATAATTACGGAGCTAACCAAACGAAAGATTGGATGTATCATCGTATCAGGTTCCGTCGAAGAAAGAGTTTCTCAGGTCAAGGACATAATTCTTGACAAGTTTGGAATAGAGGTATAAATTATAGTCCATGATTAGATTATCTGGACAAGCAGTCGCTGAAGACTGCAAGAATACTTCATTTGCTGGCGACGAAAATCACTTGGTCGCTGGTATTGGATTGAAAGATATTATGGTCATACACACCAAATCGGCTACAATCGTGGCTCCGATTAATCGTCCTCAACTAATCAAACAATTCATAGCAAAAAATTTAGTAAACAGATTGAGTAAAGATGAAATAGACTTAATCATTCGAGGCATAAACTCCAACGCTATCGATATATGACAGACCAAGAATACACTTATACCGGAAAGGAATTATTTTCTCGCGGATTTAAAGTCCAAATGACCAAAAACAGCGGCGCTACCCACAAGTATCTGGTGACAAGAACAGATGCTCTTCCGTGGCCAGAAAAAATCAACATGATTAATTTTTGTGACCACGGCCCAGGCAATTTTGGTGGTAAGGTAACATACGTTGGCGACATTGCCTATGTAGACGTTTACGTTGACTAATTTATGGGCATAAGAATAAACGTTACATTAGGATACGGCTTTCGGTATTCCAAATACGATAAAGACCCGCGCATAAATTGGAGTGTATTGGAAATGAATGGTGAGGAAATCTTGAAAAAGATGCAAGCCCTTGCCAAAAAACACAAGAAAGACCCAGAAAAAATTGGATACGCCAAATGGCATATAGAAGATTTTGAAAACTATGTCTCTGGAAAGATGTATGGAAAAAAGGGAGAAAAGATAACTCGATTGGATGCACATGATTTCATTTCTTATGACATGTATGCTACAGAGGGAGAAAATGGAATCGGGCCCTTTGTGATTACAAATCCGGAAATGGGAGATTGGCATCGCTATGACAACATTATCGACTATTACAGCTATCCTTCGATGACAACAACTGTCAAACCAATTCTCGATGGCGCCGGACAACCGGCACAAATTTATCCATACTGTGCATTTGTCCACAGAAAAACAGGCGTCAAAGGAAAAGAGTCAGTCAATCAAAGTGACCGCTGGAGCATAACCAACATGTATTTTGATAAGAAATACAAGAAGACTAGAGGTAAGGATTGGAAATGGAAAGTCTTCAAAAAAAATTTTGGAGTATCTAACATAGTTGAATGGCAACGAGATATAGTTCCTCAACCTCCTTACATCATATACTTGTTTTGCGAAGCGACAAATTTCTTTAAAAATCCCTTGACTTTGTATAGATTGAAACCAATGATTATCAGTTATTGGTGTTAAAAATATGAAAATGTTATGCAAAACGCTCGGCGGAAGTCGGGCCTACGGACTTGAAACTCCGGAGTCAGATACAGATTACCGTGGGGTGTTTATCAACACAGACCCAGCGGTGATTCTCGGTCTTTCACGCCATGACGTTGTTCAAAAACAAGAAACCGATGATGTTGTTTATTTTGAGGTTAGAAAATTCTTCGAGCTTCTAAAGAATGGTAACACCGGCGCTCTTGAAATCCTTTTCAATAGGAAAGAACAATTTCTTGAGCTTGACCCTGCCTTTGAAATGGTCTATGAAAATCGCTTTAAGTTTGTCGATACCGACAAAATGTTTAAGTGCCTTCGTGGATATATGCAAGGTGAACTTCGCCTCGCCAACGGTGAGCGCACGGGCCAACTTGGTGGAAAAAGAAAGACTCAACTTGAAAAGTATGGATTTAGCCCAAAAAACTTCGTCCAACTATTCAGACTAGCATGGGCCGGAGAGACTCTCTTCCAAGAGGGTTATTTCCCAGTCAATGTTAAAGAAGCTTCTCCTGAAATGCATGAGAAACTTATCCATCTAAAGACAAACCCAGCTCTATACACAAAAGAGCAACTTAATGCTGAATATGTTAAGGCCGAAGCGTCTCTAGTTGTTGCTTATGAAACACGCAAACATCAGTTCGCGTTTGATGAGGCTCTGGCTAACGACATTCTTCGTAAGCTATACCTACCCTACCTAAAGTGAAGACAAGAAAAGAACTTCCACAACTTTTCAACTCCCTCAACCTTCTCGGTGAGGGAGTTGAAGTTGGTGTGCATCGCGGTGGATTCTCCGCAGCTATCCTATCCGTTTGGAAAGGTAAGAAGCTTCATGCCGTTGACCCGTGGCTCCATCAGGGAGTCAAAATGGACATTTCTGACGAAAGCCAAGAAATCCATGATGAAAATTTGAGGGTGACAAAAGAAACACTGTCAAAATTCAAAGGAAGATTTGCTATTGTCCGAGATTTTTCCATTAGTGCTTCAAACCGATTCTTAGATGGTTCCCTCGATTTTGTTTATCTTGATGCTAGACACGACTATCGTTCTATTTGGAGCGATTTGGAAGTTTGGTATCCAAAGGTAAGAAAAGGTGGAATCATTTCTGGTCATGATTACAAAAATTCATGCGTCAGAAAGAATCTCGTTGAAGTAAAAAGAGCAGTCGATAACTTCTTCCTAATTGTGGGCGGAAAGATTGAGACTACAACCGAAGATAATCTTCCTTCTTGGCATGTCATTAAGTAAAAAGAAAATCAGACAAGAATGGAGATTGTCGGTGTTTGAGCGAGACTTCTTTCAGTGTAAGAAGTGCAACCCAAAAGCTAGAAAAAAGCCGATGGTGATTGTCTATGCCGAAATAGATGCTCATCACATCGTTGACCGTAACGAAATTCCGGATGGAGGGTATGTCCTGTCCAACGGCATTACGTTATGCCATCCATGTCATTTAAAAGCGGAACAATATCACATCTCAGGCGGAGCTAATTGGAACGCTGGGTATCATCCAGACGACCTATCAAAGCTGGTATGTCAGCGATGGTAAGAATTGTAAAGAGCCTCAACGTCATTGGCATAAAACCACTTTGGGATTTTATAGTGTTGGGCGTGAACGCCGCAAGTCCATCTTAATGCGACATTATGAGCGGTTATAGGCAGTCTTTCTTTGGTCAAAGCGTCCACTATGCTTCGAAGATATAGGTCGGCCACTCTCTCTACCTCTTTTTGATATGCTTTCTCACTAGCGTGACGAAATGGAACCTTACTGAACATTTCCCAAGTCGATTGTAAAAATTGATACTGAGAGCGTTCACCAGCACCACCGATACTTCGATAATTTTGGTGAGTTTCTCTTGCCGAAATCGCTCGTTTTATGTTGTTCCAATTCAACGAGTTATCCATACCAAAACCCGCTGAAGTCATTAATAGTAAAAGACTTATAAACGCGATTTTGAAGCGCATAGAACGCATAAATATCATACCGAACGTCATTTAAGTTTGACTTTTATTAACGCTCATGTAGAGTGGAAGTATATACATGAAGAAGAAGTTGTCAAAATTAAAAAAGCGCCCAAATTTCGGGCCTCCTTCTTGGAAGAAGGACAATTCGTTAGCGAATTTGAAGAAATATTATCCGAACGCAAAACCAAAAATGCTCAAGCAGTTCCTAACAGAGAACAGTAAGCTTGAAAAATTTTTAGTTAAGAATGGATGGAAATATTGGGATTCTTGCAATATCTGGGAACATGGATTCACGCTTACTTTTGTTAAAAAGAAAGATGGAACCCAAAAAAGAAACATGTATTTTTCATGGTATTGGGATAACCAAGGTGGGGATGAATTTTATTTCGCTGAAATGAGAAATTATTGTGAGCTATACCCCCGCGATGAACTTTCTACACCGGGCCTCACCGCAGAAATTCGTTACATTACGGCTCGCCACATCAAAGACATTGCTAAGTTTGAAGATGCTTTATTCCGAGCAGTTGCTTATCAAGCACCCATTCCAGAATGAAATTAGAAGATACAATTGCTAAGTCTCTTCACGATTACCCATCTTTGTATAAAGATACAACGTGGGAGAAAAGTCGTCTCAAGGTTCTCGACCATTTATTTCTTGTAAACGGAAATGGCTACGAATGGTATGATGGTTATCTTGTGGATAAGCACGACAATACTTCTAGCAAGAAAAAACTTCCTAAGTATGGAAAACAAAAATACACTTGGAGGCCAGATGATAGCTGGTTTTCAACAAAACTCTATCGTGACTATAATTGGTCGCCGGAAATTCTTGAAGTCATCAAGAATGACGAAAAATTTAAAGATTTAGCTTTCATTGAAGAAGCTAGTGGATACACCGCAAAACCATACCCGGTTTCTGAGTATTCAGCCATCTGCACCGCCCCAGATAACATTCGTCCTGATTGGCTCGCTGGAGCAATCGAAGCAGCTGAATGGGCAAAAAACTTTTACAGTGGCCCGCCAGCGCAGGTCATGACTGCCGGATTCATTCAAGAATCTGGTATTTCAGAAAAGTCTGTAAAAAACCACATAGATAAACGATTGGAGTTAACATGCAAAGCACTGACACGGTTAAAGGCTCTCGAGCCGAAATTGAAGACGACCTGAAACATTGGTCTGAACAGAAGGCGAAGGCTGTCAAAGATAAAAATCAAGACAGAATCAATGTCTGTAATAAACTACTCGACAAATATCTCGACGAATTGAATTCTCTCCCAAAGGGATTATGAAAAAGCTAACATACGTCAAAGGAAACCTACTCACTAGACAGGACATTGGTATCATTGGCCATCAAGCCAATTGTCAAAATACGTTTGGAGGTGGAATCGCTAAGTCAATTCGTGAAATGTTTCCCGAAGCATACGCAGCCGACACGGCTGCCCATAATGCTGGAATGAATCGCCCGGGTTCGATTAGCGTCAGCCATAGATTTCCTGACGCCGTTAGCTCTATCGGAACCATTTTCAACCTTTATGGACAAAATTTGAATGGTAAGGGTAAAAGACAAACAAATTATGAAGCGTTGTTCAACGCTTTGAGCACAATGGCAAAAGAAGTCTGTCACAGCTCAGTCATGACTGGACTGACACCAGCCGTTGGGTTTCCTTACTTGATTGGTTGTGGTCTGGGTGGAGGAGATTGGAACATTGTTGAGCGCCTCATTGAGGTTGCTTTTGAACATTATGATGGTGATGTAATCATTGTTGTATTTGTTAATTAAAATGAATCAGAAAAAAATCATATTCTTGGATATTGATGGTGTTTTAAACCATCATCTGTTCTATGTTGCCGAAAAAGAAGCCGGTAGGATAGGGCAAAGAGATACTGACCCAAAAAGTGTAGAATACCTAAATACTCTATGCAATGAAACGGGAGCAGAAGTTGTTGTATCCTCAACATGGAGGCTCGGCCGCACCACGGAACAACTTCAAGAACTTTTGAAAGAAGCTGGATTCACCGGAAAAGTCATTGGTCGAACCGAAGACCTACGATATGGTAAAGGTGGAGAATCAATCCTTAGAGGAAATGAGATTCTTCATTGGATTAAAGAAAACACGAAACTCATTGGAGCGGAATATTGGCAATACAAAAGTTATGTTATTCTCGACGATGATTCTGATATGTTGTATTGGCAGAAGGACAATTTTATTCTCGTTGACCATTATTGCGGCATCACTCCATCCACAATTTTTCAAGCTAAGAAAATTTTGGGAGCAAAATTGACCATCGCCGCTATTCCTTAACTTTTTATATTTTAGCCAATACCATACCTTATGTTCAACTTATACTTAGACGATGTTCGTGTCCCAACCGATTCCTACACAGGAAAATCTGCGGAAGGATGGACTATTGTTCGAAGCTACGATGAATTCGTTAAAATCATAACTGAGAAGGGATTGCCCTACATAATCAGTTTTGACCACGACCTCGCCGACGAACATGTTTATGATTACATTCTCAACGTAAGACGAGAAGGGACAATCAATTACGACAAATACAGAGAGAAAACCGGCCTTAGTTGTGCTAAGTGGTTGGTGGAGTATTGTATGGACAAGAATCTTCCGCTCCCTGGCTACGCTGTTCATAGTGCCAATCCCATTGGTGCAGAGAACATTAAGTCGTATCTTGAGTCTTATTTAAAAAGTAGAATCGAATAATTTATGAAAATCCCAAAGAGAGTCAAACAAGTCAGTCGCAAAGAGAGAAAATCTCTCGTCTCGCGTGGCTTGAAACTAAATGAAGAGGCCGGAGAGCTGGCCGCTGAAATTCTCAAGTTCGTTGGTGAGAAAGGTGCCAAGGGAAAGAGCAAGAAAGAAATCCTCGCCGACCTTCATCTTGAAGCCGTTGACTGTCTTTTGATGGCTATGGACATTCTCGTTCACACAGGCGCATCTGAGAAGGTAATCAGCCGAATCATGAACAGCCAGCTCAATAAATGGGAAAGGAATTTCAAAAAATGAACCTAAAAGGCACATACATCCACTGGAAAAACGAAGAGAAAGTTGATAATAAGTTCATCAAGAACTTTTACACTTCGGACAATCTTCGCTCGACTGTTTCCAAACTGAAATTGTCCAAGAGAGAGTTTGTAACTCTGTTGAAGGGTTTTACGAGCAAAGAATTGAAGCTCTTTGTTGATGGAAACAACCACCACCAGCTAATGGCTAACACGCCTGAGGATTTACATGTTCTCATGGACAAGTTTGCCAATGTCACTGGCTTCAAGGGTGCTCGATTCATTGAAATTCTATGAATCTTTTGGTCTTACCTCCGAATCATACGGCTGAAGACCAAGGAATCTGGCGTGCAGCCATCCAACGTGGTTGGAAGACCATTCGCTTCAATGATAAAGATGACCCTGAATTGTTAAAGGGTTATGATATGGTTCGTTATTATGGTAACGTTCTTCATAAGTCTCGCATTGAAAAATTTCTTCCCATAAAGTTTAAAGAAGTTTCTCAAACTCTTCTTGCAGATTTAGACATTTCTTGGACCGGAAGAAAAATCAAGAGAATTCCGTTTGGAGATTTGGAAACTCCTCTTAAAGAGGATACATTTATCAAGTGCGTTGATATTAAATGGCTTGAGGCCAGAGTTTATCGCAAAGATGAAAAGCCTTCTAGCCAGTGGCAAGGTATGCAAGACAAAGATTTGATTTACGTTCAAGAACCCATTGTGTTTGTTGATGAGGTTCGTTGTTTTGTGAAAGGTAGAGACGTGCTGACCATGAGCATGTATAAAAAGAACAAAGTGTTCTATACAGAAAATATTCCAGTTAATCTCGAAACGGCTATGTCTGGAATGTGCTGTTCCCATTCTTATTGGCTCACTGAGCCAGAATTTATGAAATTGAACTTGCCTGAGGGAGTTGTTCTCGATTACGGATGCACGGAATATGGAATTTGGTATTTTATCGAAGCAAATGAAGCATGGGGGAGTGGATTGTATGACTGTGACCCTAATAAGGCATTTGACGCCATCATTGCATCACAAGAAAATTTATGAAAAAGAAAAATCAATCTTACTTAGTCAAATTCACCTACGATTATTATTGTCAAGGTTATGAGGACACCCGTGAAACTGTTTTGGTTCACAACTGTCCTTCTTTCGAAGCTGCTTGTAATAGAATCAGAATTGTAAGCACTTATCTTAACGCTCGTGATTTTGAAAACCTGACCATTGATATTTGATATGAAAAAATTTTCTACAATTGATTGGAAGACCATTGCTACACATGATGAAAGCAATGTGAAAGGATTTTTTGGCCCATGCCGTTTTCTTTCCAATTTTCATTTGTGTAAAATTGAATTTGAAGGTAGATTCTATCCAAGCACAGAAAACGCTTATCAAGCAGCGAAGATTGTTCATGATGAACGTGGATTTTTCACTACTTGTAGCCCAAATGAATCAAAAACTCTTTGGAAAAAGCTAACGAAGATAGACTCTTCTTCAATTGAATGGGATGCTCGACGCTTATACGTGATGAATCCTCTTGTCATTCAGAAGTTTACTGAGCACGATGATTTGAAACAGCTTTTATTAGACACAGGCGACAGATACCTAGAAGAAACGAACTGGTGGGAGGATTCATTTTGGGGAGTTGATACGAAGCTAGGTGGAAAAAACCATCTGGGCAAGCTTTTAATGGAAGTGAGGACTTCGCTAAGACAAAAATAACATATTATAAGTCATTAATAACCAATTACTTACAAAAATGTGTGAGAAAAGTAAAAAACTTTATTGACTTTTGATTTTTTTCCCTTCATTGTTCTACTTATAGATAGAACAAATTCACTTTCAACAATGACCTATACAGTCTCAACCTTTACAGCAAAGCCTATCCACTCCCAATGGAGCGTGTGCGGCATTGCACTTCCATTGGAAGCACGTAAAGGTGATAATATGGGAAAGATGGGCCTCTAAGGCGATTTTAAAAGAGTAAAATCCAAAACCTTAAAGGCCCACCGACCATGAAAAGTCAGTGGGTTTTTTGTTTAACAAATTTTCAAAATAATTCAAGATAAAGATTGACAGTTTATAAATTTTAGTTTAGAGTTCAGTTCCGTTATTTTACAGTTCAAATTTTTTTAGTGATAGTTGGGGTAAAGACGCACCCAGCCAAGAAAGCGTATTAAAATAGCCACCGAGCATAGAGTCCTATGGAGGATGAATCTACGGCATCGTTTTGTGGGATTCAATATCAACATATTCAGTGATAGGTTAGTGTTAGTGAGAAATATGTTGTGAGGCCGAAGTGTATAATTATTTTTTAGAATTGGGGAAAGAAGACTTCAACAGAGCGTTTACGTTTGAGAATGTTTTTCTTTCCCCTTACTTTGGGTTTGTCAGTTCCGCATAAAAACTGACCTTATGGTGTCGTTCCTATAGCGGCGAATAGCTCTGGCTCTTAACCAGATATACAAACAACGGGGGTTCGAGTCCCTCCGGCACCACCACTTTTAGAGAACAGCTGGACGGAGACTCCGTTAATAAATTAACCAGTGTGGTTCTTGTCATTCCTCGGTAGGCTAATTGGTAAGCCGGCAGGCTGTTAACCTGTGTAAGCTCGTAAGAGTTCGATGGAGGTTCGAGACCTCCCTGGGGAGCCATTTCAAATGCATCGGTAGCTCAATTGGTAGAGTGTCTGCCTTCCAAGCAGAATGTTGCAGGTTCGACTCCTGTTCGGTGCTCCATTTTTTAGTATTTGCTTCGATTCCTGTAGCGGCGAACAGTTCAGACTTTTAATCTGACACACAAACATCGGGGGTTCGAGTCCCTCTCGGAGCACCAATTTATCATGGAGTTGTAGCTCAACTGTATAGAGCAACTGTCTTCGAAACAGAAGGTTGTGGGTTAGAGTCCCACTTACTCCACCATTTGTCGGGGCGGCTAGCACCCTGAACGTTTGTATAAGATAGTCGCCATTTCATGGCCGCATGTGTTCGTAAGTCTCTCTGAAAAGAGAGAGCCAAACAACCGGTAATACAGCGAAACGTCTGAGGACAAACGAAGAATTTACGCGGAATTCATATACCGGCTATTATGTGAGTTTTCCAAACTTGACAAGGCGGCTCGACCCCGCCATTCCGCACCAATTTCTGGCCAAGAAGAGGTAACACGGCGTAATTAACCTGTATGACCTCCTGAAACGTAATATGTTAGCTGTTCGGCTAGTGGCAGGCCAGCCCCCCCCTAAAGGGGCGCGCATAGGTTCGATTCCTATACAGATTAACCGCGACCTACGTTTCTTAAACTTTCTGTTAGTAATTTGGTGGCATCGCATAGCGGCAATTGCGCGGCACTGTAAATGCTGTGGCCTTCGGTCTTCGTTGGTTCGAGTCCAACTGTCACCACCAATTTATGGCGTCTTACTCAAGCGGTCCAAGAGGGTTCTCTGCAAAAGAACTATACGTCGGTTCGAATCCGACAGATGCCTCCATTTTTAATATGCCGTATAAACATACATGGTGATGTGCGAGTCTTGTAAACTTGAAAACTCAGTTCGATTCTGAGATATGGCTCCAAACAAATTTTATTGGGATATTGCATAGTGGTAGTGCCTGAGTCTTTGAAACTCGTGGTTATGGTTCGATTCCATATGTCCCAGCCAATTACGGAAGCGTGGCTCGACCGATAAGGCGGCATCTTCATAAGGTGTATCATAAGGGTTTGACTCCCTTCGCTTCCCCCATTTTTAAGTTTGCCCTTGTAGCTCAGCTGGTAGAGCGCGGTATTTGTAATGCCGATGTCGTCGGTTCGAACCCGTCCGAGGGCTCCATTTAAGATTTTCATCCATTAGAAGTGTTACGGTAGCACACACCGTTTGGGGCGGCGGAGACACAGTTCAATTCTGTGCTAGTGGACCATTTTATGGCGCGTAAGATTTGCTGTTGAATTACGTTCTTGGTAAGAACGACCAATGCGGTTAGACTCCGCAACGCGCATCCATTTCAATTTGTTCAAACAGTGTTCAAAGAGGTTCGAAACTTGGAGAAGCGACTGTGGATTAGTATTCGGTGGGTTATAGCTCAGAGGTAGAGCGTCCTCCTAATAAGAGGAAGGTCGGAGGTTCAATCCCTTCTAATCGGTTATTCAGAATATGAGTCCTTAACTTTACGCAGATGTAGTTCAATTGGTAGAATGCTTCGTTGCCAACGAAGAGGTTTGTCGGTTCGAGCCCGACCATCTGCACCATTTAAATTTTGTTAAAGATGAGAGTTCAAGTCACGTTTTGTTATTGTAGTTGATATGACTACCAAATTACAATAGTCGGTGACACTTAATACATGTGCGAAATGCTCATCTGTAATTCCTTTTGAAAAAAGAAGAAATAAATTATGTAATTGACTACAGCAGACATCATAGATTTATCTATGTGTGGGTCGTCACTATAACGCCCACTGCACTCTAAAAACTTTATGGTGTCGGTTTGGGTAAACAGCATCCGTTGAAGGCGGAAGCATCTGGGGTTCGAATCCCCGAGGCACCACCACTTATGGTCGAGTAGCACAATGGTAGTGCTCCGTCTTGATAAGGCGTAGGTTGTGGGTTCGAGTCCCACTTCGACCACCAATTTGAGGGTCTTTGCGACTCCTCAAAAAAGGAGTTCTTTTTCAAAAAGAAAAACACCTGAAGAAATATTTGGTATGTGCTCCGATATTAGAGTAAAAACCACTCTTTTGTGTAGAGCGCTAATAGAAATAGGAACAGAATACAAATGTGTTAAATGTAACACAGGAAAAACATACAATAATTTACCGATAGTTTTAGAAATTGACCATATAGATGAAAATTGGAAAACAATAGAAAAGAAAATCTTCAATTTATGTGTCCGAATTGTCATAGTCAAAAAACTAAGGGTTTGAAATAATTTGGGCATGTGGCGTAATGGCAGCCGCGCAAGTCTTAGGAACTTGTTTCGAAAGAAGTGTGGGTTCGAGTCCCCCCGTGCCCACCATTTTTGGTCGTGTGATGGAATGGCAGACATACTTGTTTCAGAAGCAAGCACCTTAACTGGTATGAGGGTTCGAGTCCCTCTGCGACTACCATTTTAGAATTTGTATGATGCGTTGAGGTTTTCCCTACTCAACACTTAGACGAGAAGCTCGTAAACATCAAATAGGTCAAGGGCGACGGACAAGGGGCAACGCGCTACCTACCTGTCGCTGGAAACGTCGGCTCCCCAATCGATATTCCACAATGGGGCAAAACGGTTGACTTAACAATTTATAGCAGAGTAGAGTATGTGGTAACTTATTTGGCTCATAACCAAGCGCAACGGATTCAAACGCCGTCTCTGCTACCATTTCGGGGGGATAGCTCAGTAGATTAGAGCACCATCAAGTAGCAATACACGATGGAGGTCGAAGGTTTAAATCCTTCTCCCCCCACCATTTTATCGGAGTGTATTGTCAGTGGTAGACGGCCGCCTTTGGAGCGCGGAGGCCGTGGGTTCGAATCCCACCATTCCGACCATTTATCGTGATTAAGCTGAAGAACAACGAAGTGTCTCCTTTGGTGGAGAGGATTACAACGTGGAAGTCGTTGGGTCACTACCAATTTAACGATTTAGGAGTCATGACCTAAAACGTCGCATCTGAGCCTGGACGGACGCCTTCACTGAGGGCAATATCGATTAGTTGGTTCAATTCCAACGGTGCGACAAATTTTATGGGAGTATCATATATGGGTATTATGCTGCGCTGTCTACGCAATCAAGCGAGTTCGAGTCTCGCTACTCTCGCCATTTATGGGAATATAGTGAAATTGGATATAATAGCGCCCCGCGAAGGCTCAGTTTTGGGTTCGAATCCCAATATTCCCACCATTTTGCCTTGGTCGTTCAACGGATAGGACCACTGACTTCTAATCAGTTGATGAGAGTTCGATTCTCTCCCGGGGCACCACTTTATTGATGAATGACAGAAACGAAGGTTCAAATCCTTCTCTCCGACCACCGGGGATGGTTCAATCAGGTAAAACACTTCACATCAATTTCAATTTATGGCCCAGTCATTACTAAGGGTAGGTAACGAAGCTTTCAACTTCGGAATCGGAGTTCGACTCTCCGCTGGGCTACCATTTGCTAAGAAAAAAACAGTATAGTCCAAAGATTATTTAGCGTTCTGTCACGAAGCTTCGTGTGTCTACTTGGAACTTAGCATTATTTTTGTGGCCTCATAGTATATCGGCTAGTATATCTGATTTTCACTCAGAGGAGCCGGGTTCGATTCCCGGTGGGGCTACCATTTTGCAAACAGTATTGTTCATTCGAATATTAGTTTGGACACTTGACTGGAAGTGATTTAGTGGGCGGTTGCGAAACTGCATTAGAACACGATTTCATTTCTTTAACTTTACGGCGCTATCGTCTATCGGTTAGGACGACTGGTTCTCAACCAGTGGAGCGGGGTTCGATTCCCCGTAGCGCTACCATTTCGGTTGTGTAGTCTTCGGGGTAAGGCACTTGCTCGACATGCAAGCTCAGGTGGGTTCGAGTCCCACCACAACCACCAAATAGTAATCGCCAGTTCAGATTTTCTTTATCATCCTATCCAAAAGAGTTCGACTTCAACATGATTGAAAAATACGGATGGTATTCAGCAAAAAACAAAGGCGACAATCCAAACGGAGTAAGTCGTGACCACATAATTTCAGTAAGATGGGCATTTGATAACGGCGTGGAGCCAAAGTGGATAAGCCACCCAGCAAACTGTCAGTTACTCAGACATAATGATAATGTGAGTAAAGGAAAGAAAAAATCAATTTCTCTTCAAGAACTCATAAATAAGATTGAAGAATGGGATAAAAAATATTTGGGCTTGTAGTGATAATGGCAGCACAGTTGATTTGCATTCAACAGGTAAGGGTTCGATTCCCTTCAGGTCCACCATTTTAGATTTTGCTTCGGTTCCTATAGCGGCGAATAGTTTAGCCTTTTAAGCCGATGTGTAATAACCAACGGGGTTCGAGTCGCTCCCGGAGCACCAATTACAACTGAGGTTGGGTTCAAATGAACAATCCAATCCGGAGAATCCAACTGATTCTCCTTCCGTGAAAGACGGACGCTTACTGATGACGGCATCGGT